CCTAAAAAATTCTCCGGGGGGATATTTTTGTATAGCATTTAGAAGGACATATAAGGTTATCATCACCCCTACCTATCATTGGTTTCTCTCTCCTTTCAAATGATACCATCCATCCTCCTTATATGTCCCTTTAAGTGCTATATAAATGTATACAAACACGGTACAAATGCGACTATTACTATAGGAAAACTGATTGAGAGGAGGTAGTAATAATGGCAAAAGTTAGACCAGTAAATTCTTCTAGCTCAAAAAAGAAGATAAGACCGGCTCTGAGTCCAGAGGCCGAAGAGAATCAGATGATATCTTTAGCCGTAGATCTCGCCAAACAACAATTGCTAGACGGTACTGCTTCTTCACAAGTCATAACCCATTATTTAAAGTTGGGTTCATCAAGAGAAAAGCTTGAAAGAGAGAGATTAGTAGAGGAGAATAAGCTCCTCAAGGCAAAGACAAAAGCCTATGAAAATGCCGAGGAGATTAAAGTCCTCTACGAACAGGCACTTAAAGCAATGCGAAATTATGGAGGTCAGGGTGATCCAGATGAGTATTAAAACTTATTCGGAATTAATCAAATTACCAACTTTTATAGAACGTTATCGATATTTACGATTAGGCGGACGAGTTGGTGAAGACACTTTTGGATTTGATAGGTATTTAAATCAAATATTCTACAAGTCCGACGAGTGGAGAGCGTTGCGAAATAAAATTATAGTCCGTGATAACGGATGCGATCTCGGTATAGAAGGTAGAGAGATTCAAGGTCGAATAATAATTCATCATATGAATCCAATATCGGTTGATGATATTTTAAACCGCAGTGAATACCTTTTAAATCCCGAATATCTCATCGCTACTGTAAAAAACACACACGACGCAATTCATTACGGCGACGAGAATCTATTAATTACAGTTCCTATGGAACGAAGTAAGAATGACACATGTCCTTGGAAACTTTAAATTTAAGGAGGAGAATAACATGGATGAAAATTTTGCTACTGAAATGATGCTTTCCGATTTGTTCGGAGAAAACAGCGGGCTAATTGCGGAATTTGTTCCCGATGAGGAAGAAGTAGAAAATGTTCCGGATATGGAAGAAGCAGAAGTAGTCGAAGTACCAACAATGCTTATAGGTATTGTAACTTCTTGTACAAAATTAAACATTCGCAATTCGCCGGACAAAACGGCAGAAGTAGTCGGTCAAGTTTTCGTAAATAGCGAACTTGTAATCGATGTGGAAAAATCCAACGATGACTGGTATTGTGTATGCACCTCCGCGGGTGTTGAAGGTTTCTGCATGAGAGACTTCGTTACTGTTAAACAGTAAGGGGTGATTTTATGGAGAGTATACTGACATCAATTAAGAAATTACTCGGAATTGCAGAAGAGTATACCCATTTCGATGCGGACATTATTATGCATATTAATTCAGTATTAATGGTCCTTAATCAACTAGGAGTAGGACCGAACGAAGGATTTAGAATCGAAGATGAAACGTCCACTTGGACTGATTTCATTCCGGATTCAACACCGGTAAAACTCGAAGCTGTAAAATCTTACATATACTTAAAAGTTAGACTTTTATTTGAGTCATCCTCACTTAGTTCTGCTACTATAGCAGCTATAAATGAGATGATACGCGAATACGAGTGGCGTCTCAATGTGGCAGCGGAATCGACACAATCTGAGTGAGAGGAGGAAATTCAAAATGGATAATAAAGAATTAACCCATTGGGGCATAAAAGGCATGCGATGGGGAATCCGAAGATTTCAGAATAGCGACGGAAGTTTAACATCGGCCGGTAAGAAAAGATATGGAGATTCTGACGAGAAAAAAGAAGAATCTTATGAAGATCAGAAAAGTCGTGCTATTAAATCCGGTTCAGCAGCTGAAGTTTTGAGATTTAAAGGCGATCTCACCCAGCAAGAAATGAATTACGCAAGAGAAAGAATACGTTGGGAGCAGGATATGAAAAGTATCAGCGACAAAGATATTGCTGATGGTAAAAATAAAGCCGATAAATTTTTCAGCGGAGTAGAAAAAGCTACTAATTATGCCAATACCGGCCTCAAAGCATGGAATACGATAGCCAATATCGCAAATCCGTTCCTCGACGTTTCGTTGCCGAAATTCGACACGAATATATCCGGAGGTAATAAAAAGGAGCGAGCCGCAGAAAAGAAAAATCAACACAAAGCAGAAGAAGCGGCTAATAAACGTAAAGAACAAGAAGCACAGAAAGAAACTAAAAGACAAGAACGAGCCAAGAAAAGAGAACAAGAATCCGAAGTATTGACTGGCACAGTAATTGGTTCCGGAAATTCTAAATCGAGCTATAAGACCGAAGGTTCGAGAAGTAAACAAACCGTTTACGATGCTGAATGGAAAGACGTTTCGGATAAATATGGTTCTTCTGGACAGTCGTATGTAAAATCTATAGAAAACACCAAAATTCTTTCGCTGCCCGCACCGCGAGAAGAAGATTAAAGTGGGTGAAAAAATATGGCATTATCAAACACGGCCACCCCAAAATATTATGGCATGTTTCGTGATGCCGTAATGCGAGGGGAAATACCAGTATGTGAAACGATATCGTTAGAGATGAATCGAATAGATGCACTCATTGAAAACCCTGGAGTTTGGTATGACGACCAAGCAATTCAGGGTTTTGTTAATTATTGCGAGAACGAACTAACTCTAACCGATGGCGAAGATCTACATTTGTTAGATTCGTTTATGTTATGGGCCGAACAAATCTTTGGCTGGTACTACTTTGTCGAAAGAAGCGTATACGAGCCGTCACCGGATGGTCACGGTGGAAGATACGTTAAAAAAACTATAAAGAAACGACTGGTAAATAAACAGTATTTAATAGTCGCTCGAGGTGCTGCTAAATCTATGTATGCGTCTTGTATTCAGAATTACTTTTTAAATGTGGATACCGCTACGACACATCAAATTACAACGGCACCGACAATGAAGCAAGCGGAAGAAGTAATGTCGCCCATACGCACCGCAATAACCAGATCTAGAGGACCGCTGTTTAAGTTTTTAACAGAGGGATCGTTACAAAACACAACCGGTTCCAAAGCGAATAGAGTTAAGCTAGCATCGACCAAAAAGGGTGTTGAAAATTTCTTGACCGGTTCATTACTCGAGATCAGACCGATGAGTATAGACAAGTTGCAGGGTTTACGAGTTAAAGTAGCAACGGTCGACGAATGGCTTTCTGGCGATATTCGAGAAGATGTAATCGGTGCTATAGAACAGGGCGCATCAAAGAACGACGACTATCTCATAGTTGCAATAAGTTCTGAAGGTACTGTACGTAACGGAAGTGGCGACACAATCAAAATGGAGTTAATGGACATTCTCAAAGGCGATTACATTAACCCGCACGTTTCGATTTGGTGGTATAAATTAGATTCGGTCGAAGAAATAAACGATCCGGATAAATGGCGAAAGGCCAATCCTAATTTGGGGAAGACCGTAAGTTATGAGACGTATCAACTAGATGTAGAAAGAGCCGAAAAAGCCCCCGCAGTAAGAAATGATATTTTAGCAAAACGATTCGGGATTCCTATGGAAGGTTATACGTATTACTTTACATATGAAGAAACCCTACCGCATAGAAAACGGGATTACTGGAAAATGCCGTGCGCTCTTGGCGCCGATCTTTCACAAGGCGACGACTTTTGTGCCTTTACATTTTTATTCCCTTTATCTGGCGGCTCCTTTGGAATCAAGACTCGAAATTATATTACAGAATTAACATTAAAGAAACTACCATCGGCCATGAGATTTAAGTATGACGAATTCATGAAAGAAGGTAGTTTAATTGTTATGCCCGGAACCGTTTTAGACATGATGGAAGTGTATGACGACCTAGACAACCATATTGTCGAACTAGGATACGACGTTCGTTGTTTTGGGTTCGACCCATATAATGCCAGAGAATTTGTCGAAAGGTGGGAGCGGGAAAATGGTCCGTTTGGTGTTGAAAAAGTTATACAAGGCGCTAAAACCGAATCTGTTCCGCTAGGCGAATTAAAGAAGCTTTCCGAAGAAAGAATGCTTATATTTGACGAGGATCTTATGACATTCGCGATGGGCAACTGTATAACAATCGAAGATACAAATGGTAATAGAAAATTACTTAAAAAGCGATATGATCAGAAAATCGACGCAGTGGCTGCTATGATGGACGCTTATGTTGCTTATAAAGCTAATAAAGATGCTTTCGAATAAGGAGGTGATGCTGAAATGGAAAACACATTAAGTTCTAGACTCAAACATGCTTGGAATGTTCTCCTGAATAATAGAGACCCCACCCGACATCAAGATACAGGAATCGGGTATTCTTATCGACCAGACAGGCCTCGATTAACACGAGGTAATGAACGTTCGATAGTTACCTCGGTTTACAACCGAATAGCTCTAGATGCAGCGGCTATAAAAATTCAGCATTGCAAATTGGATGACGATGGTAGATTTGACTCGGTAATAGACTCGTCATTAAATAAATGTTTGAATTTGGATGCGAACATAGACCAAACCGGAAGAGCATTTATGCATGACGCGGTATTATCAATGCTTGACGAAGGCTGTGTAGCTCTAGTTCCGGTTGAGACGGATTTAGATCCAAATGTTACCGGTAGTTATGATATTACATCTATGAGAACGGCTCAGATTCTAGAGTGGTATCCGAAGCATGTAAAGATACGACTTTATAACGAACGAACCGGTAATAGAGAAGATATTAAAGTCGATAAAAAGATAGTCGCTATTGTCGAAAACCCGTTGTATGCAGTCATTAATGAACCGAATTCGACTATGCAGCGACTGATAAGAAAATTAAATATTCTTGATGCGATTGATGAACAAAGCGGAGCTGGTAAATTAGATTTGATAATTCAGTTACCATATGTAATCAAATCAGAAGCAAGGCAACAACAGGCTGAGAAACGCCGTAAGGATATCGAGATGCAACTATCAGGCTCTAAGTACGGTATTGCATACACAGATGGTACGGAACGTATAACGCAGTTGAATCGTTCAGTAGACAATAATCTAATGAAGCAAATCGAGTATTTAACGAGTATGCTATATAGCCAGTTAGGAATTACTCAAAGCATATTAGATGGCACTGCTGATGAAAAAACCATGTTGAATTACTATGACCGCACTATCGAACCAATTATTTCAGCTATTGTTGACGAAATGAAACGAAAGTTTCTAACAAAGACTGCTCGAACAAAGGGTCAGTCTATTTCGTATTTCAGAGATCCATTTAAACTCGTTCCTGTTAACGATATCGCAGAAATTGCAGATAAGTTTACTAGAAATGAGATTCTGACCTCTAACGAAATTAGACAGATAATCGGTATGAAACCGTCTAGTGATCCTAAGGCCGATCAGTTGATCAACAGTAATCTAAATCATCCAGAGGAGGGCTCGCCGTCTTCCGACAAGGTGGTTGAAGAAAGTAACGAAGGAGGAAAAAATCAAAATGGAGAAATTTGATTTCAGCGGCTGGGCCACCCGTAATGACTTGCAGTGCTCTGATGGACGAATAATCCGAAGAGACGCATTTAAGCACAATGACGGGCAGAAGGTTCCTCTTGTTTGGAACCACCAGCACAATGATCCAAATGAAGTTCTCGGACACGCTTTGTTGGAGAATCGCGAAGAAGGCGTATACGCTTATTGCACTTTCAACGACACCGAGTCCGGCAGAACCGCAAAACTTTTGGTTCAGCACGGAGATGTTTCTGCCCTCTCTATTTATGCTAATCAGCTTAAACAGCAGGGTAGCAACGTAATTCACGGAGCAATTCGTGAAGTAAGTCTCGTTCTTGCTGGAGCAAATCCTGGCGCGTTCATCGAATCTATCATCAAACATGGTGAAGAATCTGATGAAGAAGGCATTATTTATACTGGTGAAAATATCAGTCTTTATCATGCAGACGAATTCGATAGTGAAGACGAAACCGAACAGGAAACAGTTTCGGAATCAGAAGAAGTAGTCGAAGAGGCTACTACAGAAGGGACTCAATCCGAAGAAACACAATCCAATGAAGACCAATCAGAAGAAACGTTGGAACATTCGTCCGATGAGAAAGACGAAAAGTCTGATAAGGACGAAACAGTTGGAGATGTATTGAATACTCTTACTGAAAAACAGCAGAAGGTTGTTTATGGCATAATTGGACAATTGATTAAAGAACAAGAAAAGTCCAAAGAAACTACTAAAAAAGAAGAATCTGAAGGAGGAAACGAAACCATGAAACACAATATATTTGATAAGGAAACACAGACGGAAAAGGATGTTCTTAGCCACGCTGACATGGAAGCCATCTTCACTGATGCTAAGCGTTACGGCAGCCTTAAGGACAGCGTTCTCGCACACGGTATCGAGCAGATCGATTACCTTTTCCCGGAGGCTAAGAGCCTCAACAACCCGCCCGAATTCATCAAGCGCGATATGGGTTGGGTATCTAAAGTTATGGGTGCTGTACATCATACACCGTTCTCTCGCATCAAGTCCATGTTTGCTAACATCACAGAAGACGATGCACGCGCAAAGGGTTACATAAAGGGTAACTTGAAGAAGGAAGAAGTATTCGGTCTCTTGAAGCGTACAACAACTCCGACAACTATCTACAAAAAGCAGAAGTTGGATCGCGACGACGCAGTTGATATCACAGATTTCGATGTAGTTGCATGGCTTAAGTCTGAAATGCGCATGATGCTTGATGAGGAAATTGCTCGCGCAATATTGATCGGTGACGGTCGTTCTACATCTAGCGACGACAAGATCAACGAACAGAACATTCGTCCTATCGCATTCGATGAGGAACTCTATACAATCCAGACAACGGTCGACATTGCTGCTGGTGCAACAAATACACAGAAGGTTAAGGCTTTCATCCGTGCTGCTGTTAAGGCTCGTAAGAGTTATAAGGGTTCCGGCGAACCGACTCTCTATACAACAGAGGATGTTCTCACAGATTGCTTGCTTCTCGAAGACAACAATGGCCGCGTAATCTATGAAACAGTAGCTAAGTTGGCTAACGCTCTTCGTGTAAAGGACATCGTAACAGTTCCGGTTATGGAAGGTGTTACTGGTAAGAATGGCGGCGAACTCATGGGTATCATCGTTAACCTTAAGGACTATAACGTTGGTGCCGATAAGGGTGGCGCCGTTAACATGTTCGACGATTTCGATATCGACTACAACGCTCAGAAGTATTTGATCGAAACACGTTGCTCTGGCGCTCTCATTAAGCCGTATTCCGCTATCGCTCTTGAACTTAATCAGACAAGCACAGCTGGTTAATAGTTAATTGAGGTGAAAATTCAAAATGGCGAAATATTATGGAGCAATTGGCTACGCTGAGATGGCAGAGACGAAGCCGGGAGTTTGGGTAGAACAAATTACCGAACGAAACTATTACGGCGAGCAGGTTCGAAACCACCGTCGACTCGAATCTTCGGGTAATCTCAACGATGATGTAAATGTTTCAGTTGAGATTAGTATTGTGGCCGACCCCTTTGCCAATCAGAATTTTCATAAAATGCGTTATCTTGAGTTTATGGGTGCTAAATGGAAGATTTCGAACATTGAAGTTCAGTACCCTAGACTACTACTGACATTAGGGGGTTTATACAATGGCAAGCAGGCTTAATCTGCATGAAGAGTTATGTGAACTCCTAGGAACAAGATATGTGTATTTTCAACCCCCTACTTCGGTAGAAATGAAATATCCTTGTATTCGATATTCAAAGTCCGGAAACACGGTTAAACATGCCGATGATAGAATCTATACAGGCATGAATCGATATGACGGCATTGTTATTGATTACGATCCAGATAGCGAGATCCCCGATCGAATATTATATCATTTTCCAATGTGTAGTCTCGGTAATGGGTATGTCGCAGATAATTTAAATCACTTTCCGTTTACATTATATTATTAAAGGAGGACTATATCATGTCTAAACTTATATGGGATCAGACAGGCGAACGCTTGTATGAAACTGGCGTAAAAATGGGTGTACTTTACCCGCAGGACACTAAAGGTGCTTATCCGCTCGGCGTTGCTTGGAACGGTTTGACTGCTATCACAGAATCTCCGTCTGGCGCCGAAGCTACACCGCTCTATGCAGACGATATTAAGTATCTTAACTTGATGTCTGCTGAAGAACTCGGTGGTACTATTGAGGCTTATACATATCCGGATGAATTTGCTGAATGCGATGGTTCTGCAGCTCTTGCAACAGGTGTTTACATCGGTCAGCAGGCTCGTAAGACGTTCGGTGTTTGCTACAGAACAACACTCGGCAACGATGTTGTAAACAATGACTATGGTTATAAGCTTCACCTTATCTATGGCGCATTGGCTTCTCCGTCTGAAAAGGCTTATGCAACAATTAACGATAGCCCGGAAGCTATTACATTCTCTTGGGAATTCACAACTACACCGGTTAACGTATCCGGCTTTAAGCCGACAGCAAGCATCACAATCGACTCCACAAAGGTTGATGCTGAAAAGCTCGCTGCTCTTGAAGCTATTCTTTATGGTACAGAAGAAGCTGAAGCTCGTCTTCCGCTTCCGGATGAAGTTGCTTCCATCATGAATGAATCCGCAGCTGGCTAATAAAATCTAAATACTAAAATAACTAATACATGAAATCGGGAGTCGTATTCAGGAAAGCTGGCGACTCCCTCTTTTTATTCGAAAGGAGAATATTAATTATGATTAAGAAAACTATGACATTTACAGATTACAACGGTGTTGAGAGAACAGAAGACTTCTACTTTAACCTTTCCAAAGCTGAAGTTATGGAGATGGAATTGAGCACAACTGGCGGTTTGGCAGAAATGATCAAAAAGCTCGTTGCTACGCAGGATCAGCCGGCCATCATCAAGATCTTTAAGGATCTTATTCTTAAAGCGTATGGTGAAAAGAGCGCAGATGGCAGACGATTCATTAAGAGTCAGGAACTTTCCGATGCGTTTTCTCAGACCGAAGCTTATTCTATGCTGTTTATGGAACTTGCAACAGACGCCGATGCCGGAGCAAAGTTTGTAAACGGTATTGTACCGGCTGACGTAGCAGAAAAGGCAGCGGAGCTTGCTGGTAAAAACTAATTCGAAAACAATAGGAGGTGATGAGATATGCTCCAAATTACAATACCGCTGAGTCCCGAAGGTTGGGATGAGGAAAAACAAGAGTTCGTTCAACCCAAATCACAAACTCTTCAATTGGAGCATTCTCTTGTCTCTCTTTCAAAATGGGAATCAAAATGGTGTAAATCATTTCTTTCAAAGAAAGATAAAACTAGAGAAGAAACCCTAGATTATATAAAGTGTATGACTATTACACAGAATGTAAGTCCGGATGTTTATAACCACCTAACAGCAAAAAATATAGAACAAATAAATGATTATATCGGAGCACCAATGACCGCTACATATTTTTCAGAAGAAAAACAAGGAAAGGTCAACAATGAACCGGTTACATCAGAGCTTATTTACTATTGGATGGTGGCATTAAACATTCCGTTTGAATGTCAAAAATGGCATTTAAATAGACTTCTAACTCTTATACGCGTTTGTAACATAAAGAATCAACCGCCTAAGAAGAGAAGTAGAAGAGATATTATGAGTAGAAATGCGGCATTAAACGCTGCTAGGAGAAACCAATTAAATTCGAGAGGGTGACATTATGAAAGCTATTGAAAGATTACTCAATACGGCAAGAAAAGAAATAGGTTATTTAGAAAAAGCATCTAACTCTCAGCTCGACGACAAGACTGCCAATGCAGGAAACCGAAACTATACAAAGTTTGCTAGAGATCTCGATTCTTTGGGCGTATATAACGGAAAGAAGAATGGTTACGCATGGTGCGATATGTTTTGTGACTGGTGTTTTATAACAACATTTGGTTTGGAAACCGCCATGAAGATTACCGGACAGCCTATGGGTGGATACGGCGCTGGTTGTAGATATTCGGCTAAGTATTATAAATCTATGGAAAGATTCTATACAAAAAATCCGCAGCCTGGTGATCAGATTTTCTTCACTAGAGATGGTGGCGCTACGTATCATCATACGGGTTTGGTCGAGAGAGTTACAGCAGATACCGTTTACACAATTGAGGGTAACACCTCTTCAGTTAGCGGAGTTGTTGCTAATGGCGGTAGCGTAGAACGAAAATCGTATAGTTTATCAAGCGTTAATATCGGCGGCTATGGTCGCCCAGACTATTCTATTATACCCGAGGAGGACGACGATATGGATTTCGAAAAATTCGCTAAACTCATGGAAGAATATCGCAAAACATTACAGGATAACGATTCTGGAACATTTAGTAAAGAAGCTCGCGAATGGGCTGTGTCTACAGGCTTAATTGCCGGTAACGGCACATATATTGACGGAGAACCGAATTGTATGTGGCAGGATATGCTCACTCGTGAACAATTCATCACAGTTCTCTATAGATTCGCAAAGATGATGGGTAAGATTTAACCCATAAATAGTAAGGAGGATAAAACATGATTAGTTTTGATATTTTCCTGCTCGGATTGATGATTACTTCAGTATTGACGAGTCTCGTCACAGAAGCAATTAAAATTATTCTGAAAGAATACAATATATCATACAGATCAAACACTCTTACTGGTATTATAGCTCTTATTCTCTCGGTGGCTATCGGTGTTGGTTATATCATATTAACCGGAATCGGTTTCTCGGCTCAAATCGTTGTTTATTTGGCCGCACAAGCATTTATTAGTTGGTTGTGCTCTATGGTTGGATATGACAAAGTGATTCAAGCTATTGACCAGTTTAAGAAATAAGCGAAAGAAGGATAACAATGATAAGTTTCAGACAAAAGGGCGACTTTTCTAAGCTGACTCGTTACCTAGAGAGAGTTAAAAATGTGGTTCGCATTGGTGATCTTGATAAGTACGGTCAGCGAGGAGTGGCCGCTCTTTCGTCTGCGACACCTATCGACTCTGGCGAAACAGCCAAATCGTGGTATTACGAAATAGTTAATAACAACGGTTCTGCCTCGATAACATTTTATAACTCAAATATTCAAAATGGAGTTCCAATTGCTATTATTTTACAGTACGGGCATGGGACTCGTAATGGCGGGTGGGTTGAAGGACGAGACTACATCAATCCTGCAATTCAGCCTATTTTCGACCAAATAGTAAATGACGCGTGGAGGGAGGTTACTAAACAATGAGCACGACAATCGACCAAAGAGTCGTTGAAATGCGATTTGACAACAAACAGTTTGAATCAAATGTTTCAACTACTATGTCAACACTTGACAAACTTAAACAAAGTCTGAATTTCACTGGTGCGTCAAAAGGATTAGAAAACATCGGCACAGCTGCTAAAAATGTAAATATGTCTGGTCTTAGTAATTCCGTTGAAACGGTAAGAGCCAAATTTTCAGCTTTGGAAGTCATGGGTGTAACCGCTCTCGCGAACATTACTAATTCCGCAGTAAATGCGGGCAAACGAATCGTATCAGCCTTGACTATCGATCCGGTCACAACAGGTTTTAATGAATACGAATTAAAAATGAACTCGGTTCAGACAATCATGTCGTCCACCGGTGAGAGTATAGATACGGTTAATTCTTACTTGAACGAATTAAACGAATATTCAGATAAAACTATATATTCGTTCTCTGATATGACACAGAACATTGGTAAATTTACGAATGCTGGCGTCAAACTTGAAGACGCGGTAATGGCTATCAAAGGTATAAGTAACGAAGCAGCTGTTTCTGGCGCTAATGCTAATGAAGCATCTAGAGCCATGTATAACTTTGCACAAGCATTATCAGCAGGATACGTAAAACTTATAGACTGGAAATCAATCGAAAATGCTAATATGGCAACGGTTGAATTCAAGAACCAGTTGATACAAACAGCTGTAGAATTAGGTACAGTAAAAGAAACAGCTGACGGAATGTATGAAACCCTCGACGGAAATACATTCAACGCAACAAAGAATTTCAATGAAGTATTACAAGATCAATGGATGACAACCGAAGTTCTTGTAGGAACATTAAAAGATTACGCAGATGAAACAACCGATATAGGTAAAAAAGCATTCGCCGCAGCACAAGACGTAAAGACGTTCACACAGTTGTTTGACACCCTTAAAGAATCAGCTCAGTCTGGTTGGGCTCAAACGTGGGAACTTCTTGTCGGCGACTTGGAAGAAGCTAAAGAGTTTCTAACCCGTTTATCAAAATTGTTTGGTGGTTTTATAGACTCTTGGTCTGAGGCTCGTAATAATTTACTTGCGGGTGCTTTAGATTCAAAATGGAGTCAGTTAGAAAGTAAAATTAACGCCGCTGGTGTGTCTACGGAAAAATTCCAGGCAAAACTAAAAGAGACAGCTAGTGAGCATGGTATAGCTCTCGACGATCTTATAAAAGAATATGGATCATTAGAAAGAGCATTTGCATCAGGCAAGATTTCCACAGACATGGTCGTTCAGACACTTAAGAAATTCGTTGGTATAGAAGCAGAAGCTGAAAAAACAACAGAAGATCTGTCTGGAAAATTAGCACATTATAAAAAAGTCGTCGATGAAGTTTGGCTTGGAAAATGGGGCAACGGTGAAGATAGAGTTGAATCTCTTACCGCAGCTCATTATAATGCAGCAGTTGTTCAGAAGCTCGTAAATAAGACGATGGGTGAGCGAAGCGTCACAACAGAAGATCTTATCGAAGTAATGTCTGATATGACCGAAGCAGAACTTAAGAATATCGGTTACACCAAAGAAGAAGTGGAAGCCTTACAGGAACTAGCAAAACAGGCAGAGGAAACAGGTACTCCGATAAACGAACTTATCGAGAATCTTGGAAAACCAAGCGGTAGAGAATTACTTTTAGAATCATTAATGAATATAATTCATGCCATAGTGAATCCGATAAAAGCCCTCGGACAAGCTTGGAAAGAAGTATTTCCTCCGATGACATCTTCTCAGTTATATAACATAATCGAAGCATTACATAATTTTACTAGTAAACTAGTATTAAGTGAAGATAATCTCGGTAAATTAACAAGAACATTCAAAGGCGTATTTGCCGTACTCGACATAGTGTTGACTCTTGTTGGAGGACCATTGAAAGTCGCATTTAAAGTGATTACTAAAATATTAGGCATGTTTAATCTTAATATTTTAGATGTTACGTCGGTTATAGGTGATGCACTTGTTAAATTTAGAGATTGGATCGACTCCTGTCTCGACTTCGACAATGTTTTCAAAAGTATTATGCCCACGATAACAAAGTGGGTAGAATCGGCTAAGACATGGGTTAAAACGCATGTCGATCTTAGTGAAATATTTAACAAAATAAAATCCGCAATATCTGGAACCATAGGTTCTATTAGGGATTGGATAAAGAGTTTAAAAGATTCGGAAAATCTACCTCGAGATATAGCAGAAGGTATCGTTAACGGTTTCGGTAAAGTTATCGGAGCGGTTAAAAATGTATTTATGAAAATACCAGAAATCATAAATAAAGCCTTGAGCGGATCTTACGAGGGAGTTAATATTTTCGCCGGTATAATAAAAGGATTATGGAACGGTGTCAAAATAGCAGGTCAGGTTATCGTTGAGATAGGAAAGATCCTTCTCGAAAAGATAAACGGGATTCTGGTTAAACACGGTTTCAAAGAAATACCCGCGGATATGTTCTCCGGTTTTATTAATGGTATAAAGAGTGGAGCAACAAAAGTATTCCAAGCAATGATAGAGTTTGCAAATTCTATTATTGAAAAAGTAAAAGATATTCTTGGTATTCATTCACCATCAACAGTATTCTTTGCTATCGGCGGATTTATAATAGCCGGTCTTATAGCTGGTCTCTTAGCTGGATCGCCGGATATTATGAGTACACTTCAAACAATAGGTGGTAAAATTTCCGAATTCTTTGGCGATATAGATTTCGGTACGATTCTGTCTGCCGGTTTGAGTACGGGATTACTCGTAGTTTTGGGTAAATTCGCATCGTCGATTTCCACAATCGCAAACTCGTTCGATGGTATAGCAGACATACTCGACGGCGTCGGCGACACGATGCAAAATGTATCCAAGGTTGTTAAGAAATTCAGCGGAGTATTAGGGGCTATAGGTACGAATATTCGAGCCAAAGCATTAAAAGAAATAGCCATAGCAATAGCTATATTAGCTGCATCTGTAATTGCTTTGAGCTTTATAGAGCCTGCGTCGTTATGGAAAGCTGTCGGGGCGATAGCGGCACTTGCTGCTGTATTGGCCATTCTCATGCTTATTATCAACAAAGGCGGTAAGGGCGACCCGAAAGATTTGACAAAACAAGCCGTTAATGTTGCGAAACTCGGGTTTGTATTGTTGTCTATAGGCGCATCGATATTATTGATCGCTTTTGCTATGAAAGTTATTTCAGGCCTTGACTGGAAACAAGGTCTACAAGCACTTATCGGTTTGGCCGCAATAGTGGGCGCTATTTCTTTAGTGTTAATAGCTTATGGTAAAATCGTCAAGGGTAAATCCGCACAAAATATAGACAAGGCTGGTAAAGTAATTTCTAAGATGGCAATCTCGATGTTGTTGATGGCTTTTGTTATAAAGATCATGGGCAGCATGGATACAAAAACCATAGTTCAAGGCGGAATAGCAGTAGTTGCTTTTGCTGGTGTTATGGTTGGTCTCGTTGCATTAACTAAATTAGCAGGTAAAAAGATAGATAAAGCCGGATCTACGATATTCAAAATGGCTGCTGCTATGCTTCTCATGGCATTTGTAGTAAAAATTATGGGTAGCATGGACACTAAGACGCTAATCCAAGGCGGAATAGCAGTAGTTGCTTTTGGTGGTATAATGGTAGGTTTGGTTGCATTAACTAAGCTTGCTGGAACAAATCTTGATAAATTAGGCTCTGCATTACTTGGTATGGGCGGTGCAATGTTGCTTATGGCGATAGTCGTTAAAATGCTTGGCGGCATGGATACTGGAACTTTAGTAAAAGGAACCATAGCCGTCGCAGCACTTGGCGGAATAATTGTCGGTTTGGTAGCATCTACGAAATTAGCAAGCGACAAAGAATTAAAACGTCTAGGTACAACATTGTTAGCCATGTCTATATCGATAGGCATTTTAGCAGCAGTTGTTTTACTGTTGAGTTTACTCGACGCCTCCGCTTTAAACAAAGGCATAATAGCTGTCGGTGTTTTAAGCACGATGATGGCTTTGATGATTTTTACAACTAAAGACGCCAACGATGTTAAAGGTAATCTTATCGTTATGACAATAGCTATAGTAGCAATGGCTGCAGCGGTTGTCGCATTGTCAATGATAGATGGTAAAAAACTAGCAGGCGCTACAATAGCTTTGGGCGTATTAATGGGTATATTCGCATTACTCATTAAAGTTTCCGGAAATGCTAAAGGATCGTTGGGAACATTAATAGTTATGACTGTGGCGGTTGGATTGTTGGGAGGATTGCTGTATTTATTAGCAACACTACCTGTTAAATCTACGATGGGTTCCGCAGCGTCTTTGTCTTTACTAATGTTAACTATGACAGGCGTATTATTCGCTTTGTCAAAAATTAAAATGACTGCAAAAGACGCATTCTCTAGTGCGTTGGCATTGACGCTTATGGCTGTTCCGCTTATAGCATTCGTCGGCGTATTGTCCGCTATGCAGAACGTAAAGAATGCGATGTCGAACGTTCTCGCTTTAAGTGCGTTGGCGACAGTTATGACATTATTGTTGATACCGCTAACGATCATAGGTAAGTTCGGAACGTCCGGAGCGCCATATTTAGGAGCCCTTGCCCTACTCGCAATGGCGGTTCCGCTTATAGCATTTGTTGGTGTATTAGCAGTAATGCAGAATGTGCAGAATGCCAAAAACAACGCTCTAGTATTATGCACATTAGCTACGGTAATGACTTTATTGTTGATACCGTTAACCATTATCGGTGCATTTGGCATGATGGGACTTCCGTATTTAGGTGTGTTAGCACTATTAGCAATGGCGGTACCAATGCTCGCATTTGTCGGCATATTGTATGCGATGGAAGGCCTACAGAACGCGCAAGCAAATGCTGATTTATTAATAGGACTTATGACCACAATGACTCAGTTGTTGGTCGTATTAGCTATAATTGGACCATTTGCGTTAATCGGTGTTACAGCTATGGCTGCTTTGGAATTACTTATGATTTCCATGGGCGCATTAGCTATAGCAGTCGGAGCGCTTATGGAGAAATTCCCGCAATTAGAGTCCTTCTTAGATAAAGGTATTCCAATACTTGAGAAACTCGCATATGCTATAGGATCGATAGCCGGTAATCTTATCGGCGGATTCGTTGATGCTGTGGCTAAAAGCTTACCTGGTTTGGGTACAGCATTGTCTGATTTCATGACAAATGCTACACCGTTCATAGAAGGAATCAAAATGGTTGATAAAACCGTATTGGAAAACATCGGAATATTAGCTGGTTGTATATTAGCCTTAACTGCTGTCGATTTAATAAACGGTGTTATATCGTTCATTCAAGGCGGTTCATCATTTGCTGATCTCGGCACGGAGTTGTCCAGATTTATGCAAAACGCTATGCCGTTTATAATGGGCGCATCATTGCTTAATGCCGATATGATGACTGGAGTAAAGGCTTTAGCAGAAACAGTTCTCATATTAACTGGTGCTAATATTCTCGAAGGTTTGACTTCTTGGCTTACCGGAGGCTCGTCACTCGCGACTTTCGGAGAGCAGTTAGCTCCGTTAGGAACACATTTAAGTAGCTTTGCGAAGAATCTCGGCGCATTCGGGGAAGAGCAAATAACTACAGTACAGTGCGCTGCCGACGCTATAAAGATATTAGCAGAAGCAGCTGATACTTTGCCGAATGAAGGCGGCTGGCTTGGAGCTATTGTCGGCGATAATAATATCGGCACGTTTGGTGCGCAGCTCCCGACATTAGCAACTAATTTGTCTGGATTTTCAAAGAATCTCGGTACATTTACTGATGAACAGGTCAGCACGATTACTTGTGCCGCGGATGCAATCAAAGTATTGGCAGAAGCTGCGGAAAATATACCAAACGAAGGCGGTTGGTTAGCCGCTATAGTTGGAGACAACAGTATTGAAACTTTTGGTGGTTATTTACCAGGACTCGGTACAAACCTCGCTGGATTCGCAGAAAATCTTGGAACTTTCGATGACGCCAAGGTCGCAACAGTTACATGTGCGGCAAATGCGATAAAGGCGATATCTGAAGTAGCAGCAAATCTTCCGAATGAAGGCGGTTGGTTAGCTAACCTTGTAGGTGATAACAGTATCGAAACGTTTGGTGGATACTTACCAGGATTAGGAACAGATTTGGCGGGATTTGCCGAAAATCTCGGAACTTTCAAAGAAGAACAGGTTACAACTGTTCAAATGGCCATAGGTGCTATTCGAGCATTTGCAGCATTGGCGGATGTTGATCTTAAGACTGCTAATTCTCAAATAAGTGGATTCGGATCTAAGTTACCGACGCTCGGATCTAATATATCAGATTTCGCAAGCAAGATGCCCGAATCTAGCAAGATAGATAGCGCCAAAACGAATCTTAACAAAGTAGTAGATATGGTTAAGAAAATCGCTGGAGTAGATGCAAGTTCGGTTAAGAGTTTCAGCGACTCGTTGAAGAAGATGGGCAAAGATGCGGTTACTAAATTTATAGAAGCATTCACCAATACTGAAATAACGACTGCGGCAGAAAATGCCGGTAAGACGTTGGTTGATAAGGTAGCTGGCGGAATGGCTTTAAAGTTGATACATCTTAAATCCGTTGCCCAGAGTCTTATAGACTCAGTCAAAGAAACATTGTCGAGCGAGGATAACTACACGAAATTCTTTAACATAGGCGCGTATTTAGTTAGCGGTTTCTGCGACGGTATCGATGAGAATACATATAAAGCAGAAGCACAGGCAGCAGCAATGGCTGCCGCAGCCGCAATAGCTGCCGAAGAAGAACTCGATGAAAATTCACCATCAAAGGTTGGTTATGCGATAGGTGATTTCTTCGGTCTCGGCTTTGTAAACGGTATCGGAGATTATTCGGATAAAGCATACAATACGAGTGCCGATATGGCTGGTAGAGCTAAAAAGGGTTTAACAGAAGCAGTTAGCAAAATTAAAGACTTTATCGATAGTGACATGGATACTCAGCCAACCATTAGACCGATTCTTGATTTGAGCGATGTTGAATCTGGAGCTAGTGCTCTTGATAACATGCTTGGATTTAATTCAAGAGTTGGCGTGTTGGCAAACGCAGGAACCATCAACTCTATGATGAATCAAAGAATTCAAAATGTCGGAAACGATGATGTTGTTTCGGCTATTGATAGACTTCGTGACAAGCTTGATGGCGTTGGAAGTTCGAATTATAACATTAATGGTGTTACCTATGATGACGGTAGCAACATTGCAGAAACAGTTAAAGCACTTGTACGTGCTGTTAGAATTGAAGGGAGGGTGTAAGACATGGCTGATACAACGACATATACCGTCGAAAAAGGCGATACTCTATGGACCATAGCGCAAAAGTTCGGCACAACCGTTGCGAATTTGGTCGGTTTGAATAATATTAAAGATCCAGATTTAATAGTTACAGGTTATGAACTTAAAATAGACGGAGAAGCATCCGAGCCTACAGAAAATCTTACATCTACACCCATAATTGATATGTTCGGTTTGCAGAGTAATACAGATAGAACAATCTATGCAACATGGACCTGGAGCAAAGACCATACAAAAGAATATCAGGTAATTTGGTATTACGATACCGGAGATAATATCTGGTTTATAGGTAATGATTCGACAGTAAAAGATAATCAAAGCTTGTACAATGCTCCATCTAATGCGGTTAAGATTAAGTTTAAAGTAAAACCTATTTCTGAAACTAGAACAGTTAATAAAAGCGAAACAGTCTACTGGACTGCCAATTGGTCGACCGAAAAAACATATAGTTTTGTCGATAATCCGCCGTTGGTTCCTCCAGTACCAACCGTTAGTATCGAGCAATATAAATTAATAGCGGTACTTGATAATCTGGATCTGAATGCAACAAGCGTACATTTCCAGGTTGTCAAGGACAACGCTTCCGTATTTAAAACCAGCAATACAACTATTAGAAGCGATTATAGTTATGCTCGATATACGTGTTATGTTGATGCCGGTAGTGAGTACAAGGTACGTTGTCGATCCGAAAGAGATGGGCAGTATAGTAAATGGTCTGAATATTCAAATAATTACAGCACCATACCGTCTACTCCCGCCGGTATCGATACATGTAGGGCCAATTCGGAAACATCCGTATATTTGGAGTGGGCTCCGGTTAAGACAGCTAAAACTTATGATATAGAATACGCTACAAAACGAGAATACTTCGATGGTTCCGACCAAACCAAGACCGAAACCGGAATAGAATATACTCGTTATGAAAAAACCGGTCTTGAAACCGGCGAGCAATATTTCTTTAGAATTCGAGCAGTAAATGATCAAGGTCATTCTGCTTGGTCCGAGATTAAATCTATAACGATAGGTAAAGCGCCGGCAGCTCCGACAACTTGGTCCTCGACAACGACCGTCATAACCGGCGATCCATTGTCTTTGTATTGGGTTCATAATGCTGAAGATGAATCGAGCCAAACAACTGCAGAATTAGAACTGTACATAAATGGCGTGAAAGAAACGCACACAATACAGAATTCTACAGATGAAGACGAGAAAGACAAAACGAGCGTTTATGTTGTTAACACAGCAACGTATATAGAAGGTACAAAACTCCAATGGCGAGTTAGAACCGCCGGTATAACTGGAGTGTATGGTGATTGGTCTATACAGAGGACCGTGGATATTTATGCTCCAGCAACACTAGCCTTAAGCGTTACCGATTCGAGTGGCAGCCACATTGATATTTTGAAATCTTTTCCGTTATACGTTAAGGGTATAGCTGGACCGAGAACACAAACACCAATAGGTTATCATTTAAGCGTTACATCGAATGAAATATACGAAACGGTTGACAGTGTCGGCAATATAAAAACAGTAAATAAGGGCGAACAAGTATACTCTAAATATTTCGATATATCAGATCAATTATTAGTAGAGCTGTCCGCAAGCAATCTTAATCTTGAGAACAACATCAAATATACTGTTACTTGCGTTGTATCTATGGATTCCGGTTTAACAGCCGAAGAATCTGCAGAATTTACAGTGGCGTGGACTGATATAGAATATGAACCTAATTGCGAAATAGGCATTGATACTGAAACGTATACCGCGTCTATACGACCATATTGTAAAGATATAGTAGGTAATTTAATCGAGAATGTCACTTTATCTGTTTATAGACGAGAATTCGATGGTAGTTTTACCGAACTAGTAAGTGGAATAGATAACACCAGTGAAACGTTTATAACTGATCCGCATCCAGCATTGGATTTTGCTCGATATAGAATCGTGGCTGTAACTAATGATACCGGAGCAGTAAGTTATTACGATGTTCCAGGTTATCCTGTGGGTGGCAAAGCGGTAATTATTCAGTGGGACGAAGATTGGACATCGTTTGATACATCCAACGAAGATGAGCTAGAGCAACCTACGTGGTCTGGATCTATGCTCAAGCTCCCATATAATATTGACGTTTCGGATTCCAATAAGACCGATGTTGCATTGGTCGAATACATAGGCCGTTCGCATCCGATTAGTTATTATGGAACTCAATTAGGCGCCACTTCTACTTGGAGTGTCGAAATAGAGAAAAGCGATAAAGAAACTTTATACGCTTTACGTCGCTTAGCTAAATGGATGGGTGACGTATACGTTAGAGAACCGTCTGGTAGCGGTTATTGGGCAAACATTTCAGTGGCATTTAGCCAGAAACATCGTGAGTTAACTATACCAGTTACACTTGATATAACACGAGTTGAGGGAGGTGTTTAATATGGTTGATTGGTTATCGTCAATGCAGCAAACATTTGAATATTATGTAGTCGATCCGGCAACATGGAAAGACATGAAATTAATAAGCAATGTTAAAACATCTACGATAAGTCGAGATTCAGAAACCGAAACTCTCGGTTCAGCGACCATAGATATCACCGAGTCAATCGGAGAATGCTACATTAGAATCTATCTCGTAACAATTCAAAATGGATTGAAAGAGAAGCATCCTCTTGGAACATTTCTCGTTCAAACACCGTCTTGGAGTTTCGATGGTAAGATTCGAGATGTTTCTGTCGATGCTTATACACCGTTATTAGAACTGAAAGAGAATCCGCCACCGATTGGATACTCGGTTCTTAAAGGTGAGTCTATAATGACAACAGCATATCGTTTAACGAGAGAACACGTAAGGGCTCCAGTTGTTGAAACTAGGAGCTCTAAAACTCTCTTTACCGATTTCGTAGCCAATACGAATGATACGTGGTTATCGTTTATAACCGACCTGATAGCAAATGATAAATACACGTTTTCTTTGGATGAATTGGGTCGTATCCTATTTTCTCCAAAACAAGATATATCTTCTTTACAACCAGTATGGACATATAACGACAATAATAGTTCAATACTATATCCCGAAATAAGTATAAATCAAGACTTATACGGAATTCCAAATGTCGTAGAGGTTATATATTCTAAAGGCGGCGAATGTTATCATGCTAGAGTGGTTAACGACGACGCAAATAGTCCGACATCTACAGTAAATAGAGGTCGCGAAATAGTTCATAGAGTTACCGATCCGGATTTAAGCGGAGATCCTACCGAGAATCAGACACAGGAATACGCAGAACAACTCCTTAAGGAACTATCGTCAATAGAGTATACGATTTCTTATTCTCACGGCTATTGTCCGGTAAGAATTGGTGACTGTGTTCGACTGAATTATACCAAAGCCGGTTTAGTCGGAGTAAAAGCTAAGGTTATAAGTCAATCTATTAAATGCGAACCAGGATGCCCGGTTACAGAAAAAGCAGTGTTTACTACTAAGTTGTGGAGGTGATCCGGTATGAATTTACCAAGCGAATTAATAACAGAATTTGTTAAAGTTACTAAAACAACGGAAAAACCAAAAGATGAAACTACGGTATATGGCACTATAGTTGAATATTCCGGATCTAATTATGTGCAACTAGACGGCTCAGAATTACTCACCCCGATTTCTACAACTGCGGATATTGTGCCTGGTGAACGAGTTACGGTAATGATTAAGAACCATACAGCAATGGTTACGGGTAATGTAACATCACCAGCAGCAAGAACCGATGACGTTCTTACTCTTGGTGGCAATGTTTCCGCGTTCGAAGTCGTATTGAAAAATAAAGCAAATAAAGAAGATGTGACTAAAGCCACAGAAGAAGCAGCTAAGACTGCTACTAACTTTTTAAGTTATGATACCGAAGAAGGATTACAATTAGGCGATAAATCAACAGGATCGTGGCTTGGCTTTAGAACGCAAATAAAATCCGATTCTTACAACATATTAAAGGACGATGGAACAGTATTAGCTAGTTATGGCGATAAACGAATAGCTTTGGGTGAAGATTCGGAAGACGCGGTAATTAGCCTCTGTAAAGATAAAGGACAAATCGAATATGAGACCGAGGACGGCCAATCTTATTTGCAAGTTCATTCAGATAAGCTACGTCTGAAGAGCGATAGTATGTCATCGTTATATTCTATGTATACTGACGAAAAAGAGATTTGGCGTAAATCGTCGATTAACGTTAGTCCTAATAAAGTTGATATTTATGTGTCTGAATGTGTCGATCCAGCTATGGTTGAAAAGATTGAGGGCTGGAATAGTGCCGATATTATAGTTAAACCGAATGCTATCGATATCGTTGTTCCGGGCAACATAAAAATTGACGCTAATAAAATAGAAGCTAAAGTCGGAGAGTATGTGAGTGTCGAAGAAGGAACTTCCGGAATATGGTCATATAGAAAGTTTTCCGACGGACATGTCGATCTCTGGGGATCATTTGATATTTTGGATAAAGAATGTAATGCTGAATTAGGAAGCATGTATCGAACCGATGTGTTCGATATAGACCAATTTCCATTTACAGTATATAACCCACATGTAACAGCGAATTACGAAAGCGATGGCTACGGAGCAATGCTTTGGGCTACACAAACGTCTACAACTACGCAACCACCGTCTTATTATCTCATTCGTCCAACGAGTTCTACGATTGTAAGCGGTAAAATAATTTTCCGCGTTACTGGTAGATGGAAAGAAACAGTTGGATAAAGAGAGGTGACAAGATGGAAATTCTTACAGGTATTTTAGGCGCCGGAATAGGTGCCGGAATCATGAGTATAGTATTAGCAATACTAAAACGCAAATGGCAGAAAGAAGATAAAAAGGAAGAAAAAGAAGATGCTATATCTGACCTTAAGCATCAGTTAAAAGAAATTAGCTCTAAAATAGACATACTATCGAGCGATGTAAAGCATGTCAAACATGCTAATAAATCCATTTTATCTGATCGCGTGAAATCTCTCGGAACACAATATTTAGAAGACGGCGAAGTAGAGTTCGAAGATAGACGAATTCTTCACGATCTTCACAACGCATACCATAACGATTGCGATGGTAACGGAGATTTCGACATTTTAATGCGAGACGTGGACGAGCTTCCTTTAAAACATAATTAAATTATAGAAAGAGAAGGGTAGACCTGGTGGTTTACCCATTTCTTTCGTCAATTTTACAATTTATCCTCGTTTTTCCGCGATTAAAACATCTTCTATTATGGAAGAAATACATTTTAGGAGTGATTAACTATGTTAACCAAAAAACTAATGTATAAATTCATGACAGTTGATCAAATGACCAAACGTGTCGAAAAAATTAAGAAGAAACTCGATAAAGAAACAAGTTTCGATAAAAGATTAGATCTTTTAGAAGAACTTGCGATTATCGTAAATGTCTTGCTTGTTCGATACAAAGATCATGGCGAAGTTATGAAAAATACAAGAGAGGGTATTGATGGTTTACTAGAATTAGTCAAGTAAATGTAATTCAAAATGGAGTCTGTCAATCGAACAGGCTCTATTCTTTTTGCGCGACTTAAACACGCCCTATTATGGAAGGGGTGATTAAGATGACTGTCGAAAATAAATTCACGTTGAGACAGAAATTTTGGATTGTTGTAGGACGGTTTTTAGTTAAGATCGGTTATCTTAAGTAGAACGACCAAACAAAAAGAGGACTTGTCGCTATGACAAACCCTCTTCTTTTTGTACAATAAACCTTGATATAGAGCCATCGCCATCAGTTACTACCACATGAAGGGGGTTGTAGATGACCCCGAAGGTTTTTAGCGTAGAGATATGCGGATTATAAAGGGTTCGCTGTGCCATTGTAATCCCTTAGCAATATCCTCTTTATATTTATCCGCATTCTTTTTAGTTATTCTAATTAGCTGTGGACGTTCGTATTCTATCCGGTCAATTATATCTTTTAGATATTGGTTCTTTAGCGATATTGGCGCGTTTGGATCTTTGAGAGTATCTAACGCAATTGTAAAACTTAAAATTTTCTCTTCATAATCTATTGGCTGCGGAGCAGACTCTTTAGCTTTACACAAAGCATCTTTTATTTCTGCTTTTTCCGTTCTTAATTTTTCGTTTAATCGTTTAAAAACGTCTTCTGGCATGCGTTTATTTGGATCAGGATCATATTGTGCTTCCCATTGTAATATTTCTTTTTCTTCTAATTCTTTCATCTTCTTTTCAAGATTTACTATCAAGTTTTGGTGCAGCTTGACCGAATCGCCTTCGTTATTTTTGATACGAACTTTGAAGTCGTCTATACATTCCCGTAACGAGTTACATACATATTCGATGGCTTCACTAAATAGAACAGATCCTGTTTTACAATGAACCTGGTTATTGCATACGAGTTTCGGTACGCTATACGGTTTACCGCCCTTATTATATGCGTTATATCCTATACTAGCGCCACATTTGCAAAACATGATACCGCTAAATGGATTTCGTAATTGAGCCTCTCGTTTAACTCTCGGACAAGACCCTATTATTTCTTGCGCCTTATTAAACAATTCTTCAGATATTATCGGATCGTGCTTACCTTCAAATATTAAATATTCGTTTACACCTTTTGGTCGCAACTTTTTAATTTCTTGATCCTCGATTATGTTTACAGCTTTTCTCCAATTCCAACGAACTTTACCTATATAATGCACGTTTTCTAAAATGTAATAGATTACACTATGAGACCAATGCTTCTTCTTATTCTTCGTCTTGATACCAAGTGATTCCAAACGTCGACATATTGTTTTTACACCGATACGTTCGTTACAGTACCAATCAAAAATCATCCGTACAACATCCGCCTCTTCTTTATTTTCAGTCAATGTCCAGCAATCTTTCGAATCTCCAGATCTCTTTATACGATCAAAACCATATGGCGGAGCAGAACCGATATAGTTACCTTCTTTTACACTAAGTAATCGGCCACGTTCTTGGATTTTCTTGAAATATTCTAAGTATTCGTTACCTCGTTTTAATTCTCGCTCGAAAGCATCCCTATCATATTCGTCGCGTAAGTCGTATACTTTCATCGGAGTTATTACGTACGTATTTGTATATCGTAGTAATTTAATCAGCCTACCGGCATCTTCAAGATCTCCACGACTTAAACGTTGTACGTCAACTACCATAACTGCTTTTATTTTTGGGTTTTCTATAGCTTTAAGCAGTCTTCTAATCTCAGGACGACTTTTAATAGTCTCGCCGCTGGCAATCTCTTTATATTTATTCTCGGGCGGTATCGGGCCACTCAAATTCTTTATTGCATATTCTTCTAATATTTTACTATGTTTTTCTAACACTTCTTCTACCGATAATAATGGATCATCCATACGTGATTTTCTATCATACTCTAGAACTTCATAATAATAAAATTGAACCGGTTCTCTGTACATGTTGATTTTCCTTCTTTCGATGTGATTATTTCATATTTTCAACACATTTGTGTGTAAAATTTAAATAGAACGAATGTTCCCGGTACTTAAAGGGGTGTGAGAACGTGATAAAAGATCAATATATAGCTGAGATTATAAGTCGTCTAGAACTATGCGACGACCTCGGTCTATTAGACTTATTACTTCAACTATTAAACGAAAGTATCAAGTAGTCGACGTAAACTATTAACTTGCGCTTTATCTAGAGAGACAATACGATCTGTTATTTCTAATAGATCCTTATCCATTCTTAATTTGACAATGATAGTTGAAAGTTTATCATTGTCTTTCTTTTTCTCTTCGAAATCCTCTATTAAATCTGATTTAGAAACTCCAAAATACGCAGCTAATTTTTCAATATTGTTTATTCGTGGATATTTGTTTCCATTCATCCAATCTGTGATAGTTGAGTATGGAAGACCCAACGCTTTACTTATTTCTTTTCTATCTTTACCGCCCATATATGCAAAACGTTTTAGATTTCTAGCAAATACTTCTTTATTACCCATAGACATATTTTCACCTCCTAACTTTATTAAGAGTACAGTAAAAACGCTTAAAAAACAAACAAAATGCACAGAAAAAACATTTTTAGCGTTGACAAAAACTATTCTAGAATAGTAATATTTAATCTAGGATAACGCTTTTAGCGTTTTGTAGTGTAAACGGCTTGTATCGCCGTTATATTTTTGCAATAAAATAACGCTTTTAGCGTTTTAGAAGGATGGACGATGGAAAAAATTTATACATATAAAAACGCGACTATCTACATAAATACTCCTAATGAAGAACAACTTAAAAACATACATAAAGCAACAGAATTATATTTAACTAAATTAGTAAAGGAAGGTTATTTCGATGGCAACACTAATACGTCCGGAGATTTCAGAGAATAGTAGATATTGGATTAGCAAACACAGACACTATGAATTAAAGCATTTTTGTCTGCAATATCCGTCCTGGAAGCAAGCTCACGCATATTTTTGTAATCCCAGCATAGGGTCATCGGCTGCCGAAAGAATGCCGTCTAGTAATACCCCAGGAGATCCTACTGGAAAATATGCTATGCAAAAGGCATATTATTCAGAGCGTATAGGTTTAATAGAAAAAACAGCAATGGAAGCCGATAGATACTTATACGAATATATATTGAAGGCCGTCACCGAAGGATTATCCTATACATATTTGAAAGCTAAGTTAAAAATACCTTGCGGAAAAGATATGTATTACGATCGCTATAGGAAGTTCTTTTGGCTTCTTAGTGAAGCTAGAGATTGATATTTCGCGATAAATACATCTCCTGTTATGGAAAAATAACATTTAAGGAGGTATTTATTATGGTACGACATATACTTGAATGGTGTGACGAGGTTGAGAACGATTGGATTCACAACGGTGATGAATCTATACCACCCAAGGTTTATGGGGCATGGTTTATAGAGGGAGCTATCGATGGTGCAGCAGCCGTCGGCTTAACTTGTGCCGCACTAGGAATAGTCGGATTCGTAAAAAGTATTATCAAGAAATGAAAATCCAAAGAAGGAGGTTTGAGTAAAAACTTAGCCTCTTTCTTTTATTTTTTATCGCGATCATTACATGCTCTTTTATGGAAAGATTATCATTTTCGAGAGGAGAATGACTTATGACTAGAACAGAAAGAAACAAAGCAAAACGTACTAAACGTTTACGTGGAACAACTATAAATAAACTCTGCGCTATTGTTGGGGTTATTAGTGGGTTGTTATCAGTAATCATATTAGATGACGGTACAGCTTTGGTATTCGGATTGTTGTTTGCAATACCGTCATTCTTTAGTAGAAAAGGTTATTACAACTATAGATAGGGCCGGCATTGGCCCTTTCTTTTTCCGCGAAAATTACATATTCCTTTATGAGAAACTAAATTTTTAGGAGGTTTTATATTATGGGAAACGTATTATTGTTTATTGGTGGAGCTATCGCAGGAGCGTATGGTATGTATAATCACATATATCATAAACTCGCTGGAAACAAAACCTTAGATGAATTAATCGGTTTCAAAGTATTTAAAAACGACACTAAAAAGTAAAATTCAAAAAGTGAAGGGGGCTAACACAGCCTCCTTTCCTTTTTATTTTAGATTAGTAGATCTAATCTAGATTTATATTTTTCCGGACGCAGGTGACGGCAAATGATGTTATTTTTATAACGTGAAAAATTCCCGGGGAGGATTTTTGGAAAAACAATTTAGAAAGGAGGATGAAAACATGCAGTATTTAATATTCTTGATTGGCGTATTAATCGGTGTAGTCATATGTCGAATCGTATGTTTGGGAATCACAGCGGATGGGGTTTTACGAATTGATCATTCCGACCCGGAAATAGACAAATATAGATTGGACGTAGATGCGCTTGACATGTTGTCGAAGAAAAAACGAATTGTGTTAAAGGTAGACAACAACGCCGATCTTTCGCAAGAATAACAAAGCCTATTATGGAACGTGTAGTTCACATTATTAAAAAAGGGGGAATTACGATGAGTATCGAAAGCATTGTTCGTGATGAAATTGTTAGCGAATTCGACGGACTAAAGAAAATGGAGTTAGGTACTGAACAGTATGACAAAACGGTAAATGGTGTATCAAAGATTATCGACAAACTTAATGAATTGGAAAAAGTCGAGATCGAGAAGCAGAAACTTGATAACGAGGAAAGAAAACTCGATATTGAGGAGCGGCGACTCGAATCCGATTTAAAAGACCAAAAAATTAAGAATGGATTATCTGCAGCTAACCTCGCTACCGGGGTGTTGATTACCGGTGTTGGAACCTATCTAATGTTCTTATTCGAGACGAAAGGATCAGTTACATCACGTTTCGGTGGTAAAATTCTCGATAGAATTTTCCGTATGAAATAAGAGAACACGATTCAAAATAAGGGGTTATATGTAAAACATAACCTCTTATTTTTAGCTTTATGAGGGTGTTTTTATGAGATATCACTATGAAAAACCAAATTTATATTCATCAATTTATGGAACTACATATGCTGTAAACCATCCTATTTACAATAAGTGTACATTATTCGAAATAGGAAACAAAGGTCTGGCCATAATACAACAACGGTTTGATCCAGATACAAAAAGTACCTGGTGGTCCGAAATAGACCCGTGGTTAACCGATATTTTGTATTTACATCCGAAATTTAAAGATTTCTTTGATGAACGTTCGGGTGAGTGTACGGACGGATTATATCCAACGGTTACGATTAGACAAATCATGTGGGCATTAAAAATTAAACCCATACAAAAAGAAAGATGGGAAACATGCTTCGATAGACGCAGCATATAGAATCGCGATAATTACACCTTCTGTTATGGAAAGGAGGACGTTAGTATGATTCTATTTACTATCCTATCATTAATATTGCTATTTTTGGTAACGATTACGGTGCTTGTTGTAGCAGCAGGAGGTGCCGTTACGATCGTACTATTTGGCGATGTAATTGTATGTGCGATTTTTATTGTGTTGATTATGAAACGTCTTATCAAAAGTAAAAAGAAATGAAAGGGGGACCAACAATCCCTCTTTTGTTTAAACCTTTCGCGAAAAATACAAGGCGTATTATGAGAGAGGTAATTGGCTCGGTTTCGATCGAGCAACTATAGATTTCTATAGAATAGTTACTTCTTTTCATTTTCATAAAACTCATAAACGAAGGGTGAGAAAAACAATGAATAACGTATTACATCGGTCAAAATTGTTTCTAAATCGTAATGGTTCAACTATTCTAACTTGTTTAGGAGGTGCTGGTGTTGTTGCGACAACCGTAATGGCAGTTAAAGCTACACCTAAAGCTTTGATGTTGTGGGAAGAAGCAGAAAAAGAAAAGGGCGAAGAACTTACTAAACTGGAAGTAATTAAAGTTGCAGGTCCTGTATATATTCCGTCTATATTGGTTGGTGCATCCACCATAGCTTGTATATTCGGAGCTAACATGTTGAATAAAAAACAACAGGCCGCTATTACTAGCGCATATGCTTTATTAAATAATTCTTATAAAGAATACAAGAATAAAGTAGAAGAATTATACGGCGAAGAAACATCGAATACTATTAGAAACGAGATAGCTAAGGATAATTACGATCCAGAAGAAGTAGTAACCGTTGATGGCGAACAGTTGTTTTACGATTTATATTCCGAACGATATTTTGAATCAACTATAGAGGCCGTACAAAGGGCAGAATATCGGATTAACCGACACTTAGCAATGCGAGACTACGCATATTTGAATGAATTTTATGAGGAATTAGGTCTACCGCCGATAGATTCCGGATATAAACTCGGGTGGTCTACCGGAGCGTGTCTGGATATATATTGGCAGACATGGATCGACTTTTCTCATGAAAAAGTAACATTGGATGACGGTTTGGAGTGCCATATTATCACAATGCAGACCGAACCGATCATCGATTTTGAAGAATATTGTTGAATAATCGCGAAAAAAACATGCTGTTTTATGGAAAGGAGACGATTAAAATGAAACTATTTAACAAAGTAGAAATTAACGAAAAAGCTGTATGGGGTGTCGTAGCACTTGGAGCGTCAGTTTTAGGTCTTATTGCAGGAACTAAAAATGACAAATACAAGCAGGATGCACTTACAGACGAAGCGGCTAAAAGAGCTACAGAAATGGTTTTGGAAAAACTGTCTACTGAAAATAACTAAGGGGCTTATTACAAGCCCTTTGGTTTTTTATTTGTCTAAATAATGAAAGGAGAATGATATGTCATGGGAAAGACAAATGCATCTAGGCTTATTAACAACGTTAGAATGACGCTATCAAAGCATAGTCCAGAAATTCTAACCGGCATCGGTATTGCTGGAATGATCAGCTCGACCGTACTTGCCGTAAAAGCCACACCAAAAGCGCTGAAATTAATCGAAGAGGAGAAAGAAGCCGTATATCTTGAAGGTGAAAAAATGCCACCTATCGAGGTTGTCAAGGTGTGTTGGAAATGTTATATTCCAGCAGCAGTAACCGGAGTGGCATCTATCGCATGTCTTATTGGTGCTAGTTCGGTAAGCGCAAGACGCACCGCAGCATTAGCGGCTGCTTATCAAATTTCAGAAACAGCTTTGAGCGAATATCGAGAAAAAGTTATTGAAACAATCGGTGAGAAAAAAGAACAGACGGTACGTGAAAAAGTCGATAAAGAGCGTATCGAAAAGAATCCGGTAAGTAGAAACGACGTTATCGTTACCGAAAAAGGAAATACATTATGTTATGATTCTTTATCCGGAAGATATTTTAGGTCAGATATCGACAAAATTAAGAAGGCAGAGAATATTCTCAATAAGAAAATGTTAAGCGATATGTATGTATCCCTTAACGAGTTCTATGATGAGTTGAATCTTGACCACACCGACATCGGCGATGAGTTAGGCTGGAATATAGACAAAGGTCTAATTGATTTATATTTCAGTTCTCAAATTGCAGATGACGGTACACCATGTATTGTGGTCAACTATAGCATCGCGCCTAAATACAATTATTCAAGATTAGTATAATCGCGAAATTTACAAGTGCTGTTATGAGAGGTAAACACCTCTTGAAATATTTTTAATTTGAAAGGAAAAAGAAAAATGATGGATGTTAACGAAAACGTAATGAACGAGGAAGTTATGGAGACTGAAGAAACCAACGAGACTTCTGGAAACGGAATTGTGGGTTGGATTATCGGCGGTGTAGCAGCTATTGGTGCGGGCATAGTGCTCGGCACGAAGGTTATTAAACCGTGGATTGAAAAACGCAAGGCTCGAAAGGAAGCACTCGAGGTGTCTTATCTTGAATGCGACTCGGACGACGAAGTTGAATCCGAATAAGATTTCTAAAATTAGAAAAAGAACGGTGTTTAACTAAAAAGGGAGTATCCTAAAAACAGGATATTCTCTTTTTATTTCCGTATCGAAAGGGGACAATCAAAATGGATGAGTATAAACCAAACTCACACAAATATAAGGACGAGCAAAAAACAGGCCGTACTGATGATAAAAAGAAAATTGAAAAAGTAGTCCGAGGCACAGTAAAAACTAAGAAAAAGAGCGAAATCAGCAAACTTGCTTCTGTATTTGTCGCAGAAGATATGAGAAGTGTTGGCACGTATCTTTTAACAGATGTTGTTGTACCCGGAATTATCAACACTATTGAAGACCTCGTAACTAAAGGCATTCGTATGTTATTACGTGGCGAAGGCAGTTCATCAAGAGGTTCTACTGCTTCTAAAATTTCTTATAGAAATTACTATGATAAGAGAGATGAACGTGGCAGATATGATGAGCCAAGACGAGCCGGATACAATCACGACGATATTGTTCTTGAGACACGAGGCGAAGCTGAAGAGGTTCTTACTCGAATGGATGAAATCATTGAGGAATACGGCGAGGTATCCGTTGCGGATCTGTACGACTTAATCGGTAAATCTTGCGCATATACCGACAATAAATACGGTTGGAAAAACATTCGCAATGCCGAACCGGTAAGAGTAAGAGATGGATATTTGTTGAAGTTGCCTAAAGCGCTTCCTTTGAATGAGAGGTAGTGTTTTATGGTCGACTTAGTGAATCATCCTGAACATTATAAAACCAAATCCGGTATCGAAACGATCGAGGTCATCGAAGCTTTTACATCCGAATTAATGGGTATAGAGGCCACCGATACCGGTAACGTAATAAAGTATATTTGTCGTTGGAAAAAGAAAAACGGCATCGAAGACCTTAAAAAGGCAAAATGGTATATCGAACATTTAATTAAACATTTAGAAAAGGAGAGTAATCAATCATGAAAAACTCAAATCTCATGAACAGCGTCACAAGAACGTTCAACAGAGCTGGTTTACAACTAAAGAAACACAGCCCTGAGATTCTTATCACGGTAGGTATTGTTGGTACTGTGGTAAGTACAGTAATGGCTTGTAAAGCTACAACAAAAGTAAGCACGATCATCGATGAAGCGAAAAACAATGTTGATATCATCCACGATTGTGTTCAGAATCCAGAAATGGAAGATAAGTATACAGTAGAAGATAGTAAGAAGGATTTAGCAATCGTATACGCACAAACGGGTGTTAAGCTCGCTAAATTGTACGGCCCGGCTGTAGTTCTTGGAGTTACATCTATCGGTTGCATCCTTGCTTCTAATAATATTATTCGTAAGCGCAATCTTGCATTGGCAGCCGCTTACACAACTCTTGATCAAAGTTTCAAAGATTACAGAAATCGTGTTATCAAACGTTTCGGCAAGGAACTTGATAGAGAGTTAAAGTATAATATCCGAGCAAAAGAAGTCGAAGAAGTTACTATCGATGAAAACGGTAAAGAAAAGACGGTTACTAAAACTATCGAAGTAGTTGATAAAAATCTTCCTAGCCCATATGCAAAATTTTATGACGACGGTTGTATCGGTTGGGATAAAAATGCGGAACTTAATTTGGCATTCCTTTTGCAACAGCAAAACCATGCTAACGATCTTCTTAAATCTAGAGGACATGTATTCCTTAATGAAGTGTACGACATGCTTGGTATTCCTAGAACACAAGCCGGACAGATCGTAGGTTGGATTTATGACGAAAAGAATCCGATCGGTGATAACTATATCGATTTCGGAATCTATGATATTTACAATGAAAAAGCTCGCGATTTCGTAAATGGATATGAACGCGTAGTTCTTTTAGACTTCAATGTTGATGGGGATATTTACTCTTTAATGCATTGAAGGGATGGAATTAACGCAATAGGTTCGGGAAACCATTGGCGAGATATGTTTGACTATCCTGGATTGTATCAATATCTGGAATAGAAAGGAGGGCTATAATGACCGGTAGAGAATTAATCATGTATATTCTAGCTAATAATCTAGAAGACGAACCTGTTTTTAAGAACGGAAAGTTTATCGGTTTTATAACCGCTGAAGAAGCAGCCGCAAGAATGAATGTTGGATATTCGACCATTTATGCGTTGATTTCGCAACATAAAATAGACGGAATATTCATCAGAGATAAAGTATATATTCCGGCGAATTTTGAGTTACCTACTTGACACCCTTAATGACGTATATGAAAGGAGTTAAGCTGTGAGAAATAGTTCAATCCTTATTTCTTATACACTAGCGGCATTGGCTGGTGTATGCTTCGTACACGGCCTTGTCATATTGACTAAATAAAGGGGGTTTTGATATGCATCGACTAGAGGTCATCATATCAATGTTAGATCATTCATTGGACACAAAGAGGAAACGTCACATTGCGGGAGGAATTCTGTTAAGTGCTTCATTGCTTTTTGGCGGATTGGCCCTGACCATCATGACTTTGAAAGCGGAGGATAATGAAGAAGATGAAAAACACAATGACTAGTTTATTTATATTCGCAGTAGGAGCTGCGGTCGGATCTGTGGTTACTTGGAAGCTAATAAAAACCAAGTACGAGCAGATCGCACAGGAAGAAATCGATTCTGTTAAGGAAGTATTCGGACGTAGACATAAAGACACGGCGGATTCCGAGCAGCCAAACGATGTTTCGGATGAATCTATACAAATAGAAAGTATAAGTAATAAGCCGGACATTCGAGAATACGCTTCTCAAATTATGAAAACATGTCAATATACTAATTACGCAACCGTTACTGATGAAGCGGAGAGCGATGATGTAACGAAGGAGGAATCTGAAGATATGGGTGGACCATATGTAATAACACCCGAGGAATTCAGCGAATGTGAGTACGATATTGTAAGTCTTACTTATTATGCGGATGGAATCCTCGCAAATGACCAGGACGAAATTATAGAAGATGTCGATGACGTTGTCGGCAAAGATTCACTAAATCACTTTGGAGAGTATGAGGACGATTCTGTTTACGTCAGAGATGACGCATTGAAGATCGACTACGAAATCCTTCGTGACGTTAGAAACTATAATGATATTCACGAAGTATAATACATGACAAGAAGTGGTATAAACAACGAATATTTCGACTGGTTATCTAGTATAGTCTGTGAAAACAGATATTCGGCGCAAGTATCTTATAATAAGTTACTAATGCGTCTACACAATACCGAATTTAGGTATTTGTTAGTTATGGACAAAAATAGAGCCAACGACGGAATAGATTTGCGATACCGATTCATTTTGGCGCATGGTTACGAAGATGTTTATGACGACGTCATGGATTATTTAGGCGGGCCATGCACGGTTCTCGAAATGATGATAGCACTAGCTATTACCTGCGAGGAAGATATTATGGATGACCCAGCAATGGGTAACAGAACTGGACAATGGTTCTGGGGAATGATCGTTAATCTCGGTCTAGGCTCCATGATTGATGACCGATTCGATAAAAGATTCGTTGATGATACTATTAAAAGACTCCTCGATCGCGAGTACGAACCCGACGGTCGGGGCGGTCTTTTCACAGTTAAATATTGTGACCGAGATCTTCGAACTGTAGAGATTTGGTATCAATTATGCTGGTATTTGAATAATATTACATAATTTTGTGAGGATGATATGACACATAGAACTATATTAGAACAATTCAATTTATATTTTCCGCAGTTCTCACGAGAAGTAGAATCGTGGTCTCCACACGGTAAAAATACTATACGTATCAGATCTATAAGTAGACGAGAATATATATACAAGTTTAACGGTATGGATGACTGGAGTTTAGAAACAATAGACAGTTTCATTAATAGGATGGATCTTGTCAAAAAACTAGAAAGGAGTACCCCATGTGATTGACTTTTTGATGATTGCGACACGCAGCTCAAAACGTGGCGTTATAGAAATCTATCCAAAATTCATCATCAAAAAGAGCTCCGATCTAATGATTCGAGGTGGCGACTTCTATGCTATATGGGTCGAGGAACGTGGATTATGGTCTACGGACGAACAAGACGCAATAAACTTGATCGACCGTGAACTCGATCGATATGCAGAAGAGAATCGTAATAAATTCGAAGGTACAGTAAGGGTCTTGCATCTATGGGATGCTGAATCCGGAATGATAGATGCCTGGCATAAATATTGTCAAAAGCAGATGCGAGACTCGTTTGTTATGTTGGATGAGAAATTGATATTCTCAAACACGGCTACAAATAAGAAAGACTATGCTAGTAAAAAGCTTAGTTATCCTCTCGAGGTCTGTAAAACACCTGCGTACGATAAGCTCATATCTACTTTATATTCGGAAGACGAAAGAAGAAAGATAGAGTGGGCCATCGGTTCTATCATATCCGGCGATTCGAAGAAGATACAGAAATTTATGGTTCTGTATGGTTCTGCTGGTACTGGTAAATCAACTATATTAAATATTATTCAGCAGCTCTTCGAAGGCTACTATTCTGTATTTGACGCAAAGGCTTTAGGTTCTTCAAGTAACGTATTTGCTCTGGAAGCGTTTAAGGATAATCCGTTGGTTGCTATTCAACACGACGGCGATCTTTCAAGAATTGAAGATAATACGAGAATTAATAGTTTGGTTTCCCACGAGCGAATGACCGTCAATGAGAAATACACTAAAACATATTCTAATCAATTTAAGTGTTTCTTATTTATGGGTACGAATAAACCGGTAAAAATTACAGATGCGAAGTCTGGTCTTATTCGAAGACTTATCGATGTAACCCCATCTGGTAACAAATTAGATCCTAGAGAATATAAGACGATTATAAAACAAGTCGGATTTGAACTTGGAGGAATCGCTAGTCATTGTCACGAGGTATATTTAAGTAATCCTGGACAGTATGATGATTATATTCCTATCGCGATGATGGGGGCGTCTAACGATTTCTATAACTTCATCATAGATTCATATCATATATTTTTGAATGATGATGGAACTACCTTGAAAGCAGCCTGGGAAATGTATAAGACTTATTGCGACGACGCAAAGGTTCCTTATCCGTTATCTCAACGGAGCTTTAAAGAAGAACTTAAGAACTATTTCTGGCAATACGATGATAGGTTTAGTTTTGAAGATGGTTCTCGAGTTCGAAGTTATTATAGCGGTTTTAGAACGGATAAATTCGAGACTAAAACCGAAAAGAAAAAAGAAAAAGTAAAACCGAAGCTTATTAAATTTGAAGCTATAGAGTCTATATTTGATAAAGAATGTTGTGATTGTCCTGCTCAATATGCCACGGCAAATGAGACACCATCTAAAAAATGGAGCGAAATAAAATCCAAATTGTCAGATTTGGATACATCACGACTTCATTATGTTAAGGTTCCCGACAATCATATAATAATAGACTTTGATATTCCCGACGAAACCGGCAAAAAATGCTTCGAACGAAATATTGAAGAGGCTAGTAAATGGCCTCCGACATATGCGGAATTAAGTAAAAGCGGACAGGGAATACATCTACATTATATTTATAACGGCGACGTAACTAAATTGAGTAAAGTATATAGCGATCATATTGAAGTAAAGGTATTTAAAGGCAATAGTGCTGTTCGTAGAAGACTTACAAAATGTAACAACCTACCGATAGCGACTATCAGTTCTGGTTTACCCTTGAAAGGAGAGGATAAAGTGGTAAATTTAAATGCCGTTAAAAGCGAAAAAGGACTTAGGAATCTTATAATTAAAAACCTAAACAAAGGTGTACATTCGGGAACAAAGTCCAGCGTCGACTTTATATATAAAATATTGGAAGACGCGTATTCTAACGGCTTAAAATACGATGTTACTGATATGCGAAATGCGATTTATGAATTCGCAGCTAATAGTACAAATCAGGCTAACTATTGTATTAGATTGGTTAATAAAATGAAATTTAAATCAGAAGAACCATCCGCACCTATGGAAAACGATAATGCAAGTATCGTGTTTTATGATGTGGAAGTATTTCCGAACTTATTTCTTATTAACTGGAAAATCGAGGGTGAAGATAAGCCAATAGTAAGAATGATCAATCCAACCTCTGTCGAAGTCGAGGAATTAATGAGATTCCGATTAGTGGGCTTTAACTGCAGACGATATGATAATCACATTCTTTATGCTAGGCTTATGGGTTATGATAATGAGCAACTTTATAGACTGTCGCAAAAAATCATAAACGGAAGCAAAAACGCATTCTTTAGCGAAGCATATAATATTTCATACACCGATATTTACGACTTCAGCGCAAAGAAGCAAAGCTTGAAGAAGTGGGAAATCGAACTTGGCATTCACCATCAAGAACTTGGATTGCCGTGGGATCAACCTGTTCCAGAAGAAAAATGGATGGAGGTTGCGTCCTACTGTGATAATGACGTTATAGCCACCGAGGCAGTATTTAATCATTTGAAAGGCGACTGGACCGCAAGACAGATCCTAGCGGATTTGGCAGGCCTTACAGTTAACGATACGACAAATACTCTAACCACTAGAATTATATTTGGCGCTAATCGTAAACCTCAGAGTCAATTCAACTATCGAGATATGGGTGATATTTCTCAGATAGACGAATGGGCAACGCCTAGAGGTTTTGATGAATATACAGTATTCGATAGTAAAAAACGTCCTATATTCCCAGGATACAAATTTGAAGCTGGCAAATCTACATATCGTGGTGTAGAAGTTGGCGAGGGCGGTTGTGTATACGCCGAACCCGGTATGTATACAAACATTGCATTGCTTGACGTTGCGTCTATGCATCCTGCAAGTATTATCGCCGAACAACTATTTGGTCCGGAGTTTACAAAGCGTTTCCAAGAAATTAGAGACGCTCGTGTCGCAATCAAACATAAAGATTTTGATGCGGCTAAGAAAATGCTAAATGGAGCATTGTCCAAATACTTAAATGACGAAGGAATGGCAGCCGATCTTGCTCAAGCATTGAAGATTGCTATTAACTCCGTATATGGTCTTACCGCTGCAGCATTTGAAAATCCATTCCGTGACGATCGCAATAAAGACAACATTGTAGCTAAACGCGGAGCATTGTTTATGATTAATCTTAAACACGAGGTTCAGAAGAGAGGATATACTGTCGCTCATATTAAGACGGACTCGATTAAGATCCCGAACGCTACACCAGAAATTATTAAGTTCATTATGGATTACGGTCAAATGTACGGCTATACATTCGAACACGAGGCTACGTACGATAAAATGTGCTTAGTTAACGATGCAGTTTATATAGCCAAGTATAAGGACGGCAAACATGCTGGAGAGTGGACCGCAACGGGTACACAATTCCAGATACCATATGTATTTAAGAAACTATTTAGTAAGGAATCAATTATATTTGATGATATGTGCGAAACAAAAGCTGTTACTACAGCTTTACACCTGGATATGAATGAGGGTTTACCGGCCGGGGAGCATGACTATCGATTCATCGGTAGAGTCGGAAACTTCTGTCCTATTAAACCAGGTCTCGGCGGAGGTGAATTACTCCGAGAGGGTAAAGATAAGAACGGCAACATCAAATATTCGGCAGCAACCGGTACTTTGAAACCAGATAAGACACCTTATCGCTGGTTAGAATCGGAAATAGTAAAGGTTCTCAATAAAGAGAATGATATCGATCGCTCTTATTACGACAAATTAGTCGATAATGCGGTTGACGCCATTGCAAAATATGGAGATTTCGAATGGTTTGTATCAGACGAACCCGTACCCGATTATATAGACGAAGTTCCATGGCTGCCTGCTTGCGGTAATAAAGAGGTTGGTTCTTGTTGGAGATGCTCACAACTTCACAACGATGAGTTTCATTTAGATTGTAGACTCGGCTATGATATTTCAGATATAGCCTTATCAAAAGAATTATCCAAACAAATTGTAAAAGAATGAAAGGAAGAAATTTATATATGAGAATTACATTTGCACCTAGAGGAATCTTACAGGTTGACGACGCTAAAATTATTTATAGAAACTTTTCTGGCTTGGGTTCTAAGTTCAACAGAGAAGGCGACCGTAATTTCGCGGTCGTTGTCGAAGATGAAGATATTTATAATGCACTCGTTGAAGAGGGCTGGAATGTAAAGGTTAAGCCGCCGCGCGAAGACGGAGATAAGCCGTTTATGTTCCTCCCGGTCAAGATTAAATTTAATGATCGTGGGCCGGCTATCTATCTCAAATCTAACGATGTAGTTACTAAGTTGGAAGAGGAGGATGTAGATTGCCTCGACAACATTGATATTTTGTCTGTAGATCTCGACATTCGTCCGTACGATTGGGAAGTAAACGGTAAATCCGGTCGTACAGCGTATCTGCAGTCTATCCACGTTACTCAGGAAGTAGATCGCTTTGCAGATCGTTATTCTGGTAAGATAAGTGGTTTTGCTGAGTAAGCAATGTAATTAGATAAAACAGGAAGGGATTCTCAAGGGTCTCTTCCTTTTTATATTTATGAAAGAAAGGCAGGTAACAACATGAGTGAAGTAGTCGCAAACCTCGAGGGGTATGGCGGACCTACTAAACATACGGTTGGTAAAGTCGGACAGATTTATACCGATTTAAATACGGGAATCGAGTATAAGTGTGTGTTGATTTATAAATGTACTGCATTTATGAAAGAACCCGACATTATTCACGTATGGCGAATTAGGGATGACGATGAGACCATATCAGTCGAAGAGCACACCCACACACAATCGGATATTCTCGGATTGCCAGATATTTTATCAAATATGGCTACGAACGAATCCGTAGCAAAAGCTATCAATTCTCTTAGAGAAGAAATATTAGGTAGCACACCTTCGGAGGGTCAGTCTGATATTTACGCCGAGTTCGTATAATTAACGATTGTTAATCACTCACGAAGGAGGACTAAAATGAGAACATTGAAATTTATAATCGATGGGCAAATCATCAAACAAGATCCGACTTGTGACTTTACTAATCTGATTCCTGGCACAGAAGGATACTTGCAAGCAGAGTTCTCATTCTCTAAAGAGTGGGACGGCTGCATTAAAGTAGCGTCTTTCAAATCAGCGATGGGTAAAGAATACACCCCGCAATTATTAGTTAAGGGTAAAACCTGCGATATTCCGAATGAGGCTCTTTCTAAAAAATTATTTAGAGTCGGTATTATCGGAAAAAAAGGCGATTTGAAACTCACGACAAACTATATTGATGTATATCAGAATGGAGGCGGAGTATGAGTCAAGCAGAAGAATTATTGGCTAATGTGACGGATGAAAATATCGCCGCATATACTTCGGAGCCAACAACAGAACCGCATATAGTTATCGGAAAGGATCGTATAATTACGGTTCCGGACGAACTTAAGAGAATTGCGGTGCAGTTCGATCATAATATCGAAACTGTGACATTTGATTGTCCTAGATATTGGGATGGTCACGATATGTCAACAATGAAAATTTATATTAACTACAAACGTTCAGATTCCGTACTAGGATGTTTCATCGCCGAAAATATAGCTATCGATGAAGCAGACGAAACGATTATGCATTTCACTTGGACTATTACAAGTCAGGTATCGAGAGCAAGCGGCAATTTGATATTCCTTGTATGTATAAAGGTTGCCGATGAAAATGGCGACGAATCCATACATTGGAATACCGAGATAAACGACGAGATGTTTGTTTCCAAGGGTCTTGAGACTGGAGAAGCGATTCTCGGTGCGTATCCGGACGTTCTGGCACAGTTCGAAGCTAAGAACGATGCCATAATGGAATCTATAAAATCCGAATTACTTCAATTGAAGACGGATCTTATAAACGCAAGAGATGCCGGAGAATTAAACGGAGCAACATTCACACCACACGTATCCGCAAACGGTGATCTTTCATGGACAAACGACAAAGGTTTCCCGAATCCAGAAACAGTGAATTTGCAAAAGTTATCTTCAATAGATCTCGTACAAATTGGCGACACCGAGCCCACCAACAATCCTGTTCTTTGGTTCGATACGAACAAATAATTGTATCGATTAAAGATATTTATTACACCATGGACTGGAGGTGAGTCCGATGCAGCATAAATACTAGCGAAAACCCTAGCATTACCCCGCATCAGCTCAGAACAAAAAATATTTTATTAATGAAGGAGACTAAAAATTATGAGCAATGTTAAAAACGCAATCTTGAAGGCAAAAATCGAAGGTATTATCTATGAAGTAATGGTGAAGACTACAGCTGCTAACGTATTTGTTGATGACAATACTACCCTTGCGGCTAAACTCGCTTCTATCGTTGCTGACATCGCAACAAAGGCTTCTTCCGAAGACCTTACAAACGGCCTTGCTGGTAAGGCTGACAAGGTACATACACATGGTATGACAGATGTAACAGGCTTGGATACAGAACTTGCTAAGCTTGCTACAACTGAAGCTATGAACGCTGCTATCGCTGCTTTGAAGCAGGAAATGCTCGGCGATACACCGGTTGAAGCTTACAACACATTCACAGAATTGGCTCAGTACATCGCTGATCACAAGGAAGTTTCTGACGCTTTGACAGAAGCTATCGGCACAAAGGCCGACAAGACAGAAGTTCAGGCTGTTCAGAATGCTGTTAACGCTCTTGGCGCTCTTGCGGCTCTTGATAAGGTTAGCGAATCTAACTTGGATGACGCTCTTCGTGAAAAGGTTAACGCTGCTTCCGAAGGCAACCACAGCCATAACAATAAGGACGTAATCGATGGCATTACAGCTCAGAACATCACAGATTGGAATGACGCTGTTGCTAAGGAACACGAGCATGCTAACAAGGCAGTTCTCGATGATATTTCCGCTACTAAGGTAGCTGCATGGGATGCTGCTGAAACTAACGCTAAGACTTATGCTAAGGAATATGCTGACGGTCTTGCTGACAACTATGATGCTGCTGGTTCCGCTGCAACTGCAGAGTCCAACGCTAAGGCTTACGCTAAGGAATATGCTGACGGTCTCAACACAGCTATGGACGGTCGTGTTGCAGCTGTTGAAGGCAAAGTTGCATCTTGGGATGCTAAGGCTAACATCTACTACTCTGCTTCTGAGCCGGCTAACCTCACAGAGAACGATCTTTGGGTTCAGCTTATCTAAGAATAATTTATATTTTAGAGGCTGCTCATTATTGGGTGGCCTCTAATATTTTGAGATGGTAAAAAGGGCTTGTCTAACCGATAGGCCCTTTTATTTTTGAAGGAGGTCATTCATATGGCAGTTAACGAAGTATCCGGCATTATGAAATACAAAGATGCCGCAGGTAATACGTATCTTATGATGCCTGTTACTAAAAAGGAAAACGTAGATGGCATGGAAGACATTGATGCGCATCTTACTAACGAAAACAACCCCCATAAAGTGACCGCCGAACAAGTTGGAGCAGCCGCTGAAGAACATACACATTACTTCGATGTGGGTATTATTACCGGAGGAACTGGAGCAGCTTACACAGTAACTGTTCCTGGTATAACGGAATTAGTGATTGGTCACAGTATCACAATTATTCCGCATACCAGCAGTACAACAAAAACAGCCACATTAAATGTAAATGGTCTCGGCGCAAAGGCTATACGTCAAAGATTAAGTACAAATACTTCAACCACAGTTGCTAGTCATCTTGATAACTGGCTGGTTGCAAACAAACCCGTTCGTGTAACTTATAACGGTACGCATTGGGTTTCCGAATTGACGAGGCCTGACGTAAACACTCTTTACGGTACTGTTTTAATTCAAAACGGCGGAACTTATACAAACGAAGATACAACAGAACAACATAAGTCTATAGCTCGTGCTAATCTTGGCGTACCGTCAATCGATGACGTAAAACAATTAAGACGGGTTGTCACAAGTGACGAGCTTTCTTCCGCTATGATGGGCGATGGCGTATATAATATTGAACCGAATATTTTATATATCTTTCCTAATCTCGACGATCTTTCGGAAGGTTTAGGTATCGGTTATAGTGCCGACGTAGAGATTGACGAAACAGAGGTACAGGAATATAAATTCCGTTTCACTTGCGGAACTAGTGTGCCTCAAATATCTCTTCCGTCTAATATCATTGGCGATTTGGATGTGCAAACTGGTCGTACATACGAGGTATCTATCGTAGATGGATATTTGGTAAGTAGGTCCTGGGTTACTGAGGAGACGATATAATGTGTTTTCGTAGAAGAATTTTAGGTGAATCTAAACCAACAACTTATACCATAACTATTAACTGTTATGATTACGAGTTCCAAATGCCTATTGGTGAGGGTTTATATTACGAAACAATCAACGCTGGAGAAACAAAATATATTAACCCGCCATATATCGAGGGCTATCAGATCAGCGAAAGCTGGTTGGCGCAAAACGCAATGTCCATACCCATCGAAGTAGTTGGCACTGGCGATATAACAATAGATTTCGTTTATGAACCAGCGAGTTCTGGCGATTATTATATATATCTGTCATATTACTTCGAAGGGGAAGATGGTTCTACAGACTATCTAGATTCTGCAACATTGGGTCCGTATCCTGACGGCGAACAAATATATTACGGTTCAGATATTCCTTATACATACGGGGACTTTGTATACTACACTGACTCGTATGGTGGCGAATGTTTTATAGATGGCGGAGACGTATATGTTGACGTATACTACAGAGACCCGAACGGCGCATACGAATTGTAATACGATAAGGAGATATTTAAATGGGTAACAAATTAAATCGAAATTTCGGCAAGATGGTTAACGGTAGACTTGTCTTTGCTCCGTTTAGCTTGATTGCTGGGAATAGAAAGATATTTGGTCCTAAATCCGAAACGTATAAGAACAACGGTTGGCTCCCTATCGTGTGGACTGAAAAACCCACAATTGAGTCCAATCAGTACGCAACTTATTCTTTTGAAGAAAAAGATGGTTCTTACGTTCAGGTTTGGACTATCAAGGATAAAGTTGTAAAAGAATCTCTTGCTGACAGAGTTGCAAAACTTGAAGCAGAAAATATCGAGATGAAATCTCAAATCGAAGAGATTCTAAAAAGACTTAGAAAATAATCCGCGATAAATACACGCACTATTATGGAAGGGGAGAGCATCCGTCGCGATGCCTCCTCTTTAATTTGCCGGTAAAGGTAAACATACAGGTTCGATTCCTGTAACTGGCACAACCACAGCAAAGGGAGAGGATCACCATGAGGTACCTAAATTATTATGATTTGAAAGAGCATCACAGAAATGAATTAGACGAGTTTCCTATTGCTTATGCTTTCAATGAGCAACAGATGAAAGAAGCATTGGAAAAACTCGGAGCAGAGAAATCTGAATGCGTTACGGTATTTGGTCACGGTGATATTGTTAAAAAGGAGGATGCGCCTAAGCTCATCGCTATGCTTAAACGTCACACTAAAGAACTACAAGAAGCAATGCAGTCCGATCCAGAATTCGCAGAGAATGCGTTTCTCTATGAAATGGATAATCACGAATACGCTATTAATTATAGCGGGGACGAGGATGTATTGAATTGTTTTGGATGGGACGAAGATGACGTTATTAAACTTGGTTTGGCTGGAGCATATGTACGAGCTCGAGAATGGCATATGAAACGCATGCGTAATAACGGGATAATTTGAGGTGAACTAAAATGAGTTTATTAGAATTTGAACCGACTAGAGCGTGGTACGGCGTTGAATTAACAAAAGAAAAAGCGGAGATATTTAAGGAGTATCTTCGTGAAAAACGTATTAAATTCGAACCTAGTGAATGTTACAACCTAATCCACATTGAGTGTTATTTGTCATTAGACGAATTACACACGACTCACAATTGGATGGAGCGTAATTTATAGGTTCTCTAAGGTCGTCTACGGACGGCCTTTTATATTTACCATAAAAAGAACTCTGTAGTTTAAAAGAAAAAGGACACATTTGAGATGGTAAAAACAGGGCTTGTCTAACCGATAGGCCCTTTTATTTTTGAAAGGAAGTATCAAAAAATGGAAAAGAAAATCTGCAAGTATTGCATCTATTCGAGGGATCTCGGAAACGGACAGGTTATCTGCGGAAAGACTAATCATTGGCAGGTGGAACATGACACTTGCACCTGGTTCACAAAGAAAAAGTCTAATTTCCAAAAGTGGCTACTTAGTAAAACAAGGAGAGATAAAAAATGATATTTATGGAGCGCATCAAATAATATGGCGGGGATCTCATTATACGATTATCAACTAGATGCAATTAGCAGAATGGAAAACGGCTGCATACTTTGTGGCGGTGTTGGTAGCGGTAAATCTCGCACTTCTTTGGCCTACTATTATAAAGAGCAAGGCGGAATTCTCGGCACGAAAAATTATGTCGAGATGAAAAAACCAAAAAACTTATACATAATTACCACTGCTCGAAAACGAGACACATTAGAGTGGGAAGGAGAACTGGCACCATTCCTTCTCACTACTAATCCGGAATTGACTATATATCACAACCATGTCGTTGTGGTTGATTCCTGGAATAACATAAAAAAGTATCAGGACGTTAAGGATGCGTTCTTTATATTTGACGAACAAAGAGTCGTCGGATCTGGCGCCTGGGTAAAAGCATTTCTTAAAATTACAAAATCAAATAATTGGATTCTTCTATCGGCCACTCCAGGCGATACCTGGCAAGATTATATCCCGGTGTTTCTCGCAAATGGATTCTATAGGAATAAAACAGAATTCATACGAGAACACGTCATATATGCTAGGTATACCAAATTCCCCAAAGTTGATAGATACATCAACACCGGTAGACTGATTAGGCTGCGCAATAAAATCCTCGTCAACATGGATTTCGAACGCCATACGGTATCGCATCATGAAGATGTATATGTTAATTACGATCGTATGCTGTATCGAGATGTTGGAAAAACACGATGGGACCCCTACAAAAATGAGCCAATCATCAACGCTAGCGGTCTTTGTTATATTTGGAGAAAAATTGTTAACTCTGATGTATCAAGACAGATAGCTTTATTAGAGATATTCGAAAAACATCCGCGAATCATTGTCTTTTATAACTTTGATTACGAGCTTGATATTTTGAAAAATCTCTATTATGGCGAAGACGTTGAGGTTGCCGAATGGAACGGCCACAAACACCAACCAATTCCAGAAAGTAAACGGTGGATTTATTTAGTTCAGTATACAGCCGGGGCTGAAGGATGGAACTGTATTAAGACAGACACTATTATATTTTACTCACAGAACTACTCTTATAAAATTATGCAGCAATCCGCGGGGCGAATAGATAGGCTCAATACGCCATATACCGACTTATATTACTACCACATAAAAAGTAGGTCTGGAATAGATCTCGGTATCAGTCGAGCATTGAGTGAAAAAAGAGACTTCAACGAAAGAAGATATGTTGATAAAAACAGCTTCGCGAAAAAAACATAGCACTTTATGAGAAATACAAGTTATTTCCAAAATTAATTTCATAAGGAGGAAACAGTATGAATAGTCAGTTGGAAAACATGGATATGGAACAGGAACAGGAGCAGGAATACATACCGGAATGGGTATCGGAGTGCGACGCATTTGAAGAGGTATTCGATGAAAGGTGTGCAGCATGGAGTGAAGACGAGGAATACAACCTTCGATTTATCAACGAACGTCAGCGATATGCTAACGATTTGTTGAGAATGAGAGGTTATTTGTTCTTACGAGAAGTTTACACTATGCTGGGCTTACCGTTTAGAATACGCGATGATTTCGATGTGCTCGGATGGATTTACGATAAAGATGATCCGGAATGTGATAATTTCGTAGCTTTCGATCCAGAGGTATTAGACGACAAAAGAATATTGCTTCATTTCAATTGGGATGGAAACATTTGGGAAAGATTGAAGTAAGACTCAAAGGAAAGGCTAAATCAGTAGCTTTTCCTTTTTGCTTTATCGAAAAGGAGAGAAAGGAGAGATATTTAAAAATCGGAGGTAAAAACACATGGACACTTGGCAGAAACGATCTATGTATTACTCATCTTTAGGCATGAAAACCAAAGATATAGTGGCTAAGATCGAATCGGAATTTGGTCTGACTAATATGTACAGCAAAGTAACGCAGCATATTTTCAGGCAGAAGAAAAAAGCTAAGAATGCTAAAGAAAAAATTAAGCGTATAGCAATTCAAAACCAGGAACCTGGATATTTCGGTACTAAATGGGACGGAACCAGCACGCTTAAATTCGCTATCATGGGCGACACACAGATCGGTAGTAAATACACACAACTTACATACTTACACCAATTCTACGATCTTTGTGCGAGCGAAGGTATAACGGATGTGTACCATACCGGTGATATTACGGACGGTTTGAAAATGCGACCGGGACACGAACAAGAGCTATATGAGGTGTCTGCTGACGAGATGAGAGACGATGTTGTAAACAACTATCCGATGAGAGAAGGTATTACAACACACTTCATCACAGGTAATCATGACGCAAGCATATACAAACACGTTGGTTATGATATCGGACAAGGTATCGCCGATCACAGACCCGATATGAATTATTTGGGAAGGGACTGCGCGGTTGTCAACCTTACTCCGAATTGCACTCTTGAATTAAGACATCCGTGGGATGGCACAGCTTACGCTTTGTCTTACAAGATTCAGAAGATGATAGAGGCTATGGAGAGCGACTCCAAGCCGAACATTCTGGCCGTAGGACACTATCATAAAGCAGAATACATATTTTATAGAAACGTCCACGCTTTACAGACTGGCTGCTTCCAGAGTCAGACACCTTTCACTAGAGGTAAAGGCATTTCAGTCTTTATGGGTGGTTGGATTGTTACTATTCGAGTAGATGAGAATGGATATATTCAGGGGTTCGCTCCGGAATTTATACCATTCTATTATTCGATTAAGGACGATTATAAGAAATTCAAACGTTATTGAAAAAAAATAATAAAAAGGAGAGAGAAACTATGAGTAAATTACCCATGGATAGCAACTACGAAATAGACTACGCAGTAATCATAGCCGGAATGAAAAAACAACTGGATGATGCGCTTGCTGAGCAGAATTTGTATTTTGATTTACTCGGTAAACTCAACGAGCTCACTATTTATTCAAATTTAATTGCGAAACGCATGATGGAACTTCCGATTCACGAACAACTGCCGTTAGTACAAGCCACGGTTCAAAGTTGTTTAATATCTAAAGAAATTTGTGATAGGCACGGTTGGGTTCCCGAAGATTGTGAGGTTCAAGATGATTGACGTTAAGTACGACGAATGCGGAAGAATAATACATAATGGCGATCGATACACCGCGATAATGGAGCTTCATGAAAAGTTGAAAGAGCTTGATATTGATCACGGAGTAATGAGATTCCTCGACGGCTATAAACTGTGGGTTCCGGCTACATACGACAATAGCGAATTCGAAGGTGACGTTATTCAGCATTATGGTAGTTGGGGGGCCGAACAAAACTTACTTGAGGTTTGGGGATTCGGTCTAGAAGATCCGGAAGGACATCTAACTGTCGACCAGGCCTTAGAGTATTTCGTTAAATGGAGTAAGGAGAGAGAAAGATGATTTATAAATTTGTATGTAAGCGTTGCTCGCCAAGAAACAATGAATATTTCACAGTAGGAAAAATATACGATGTTGTCGATGGAATGGTATTTGATGATACTGGTTTTCGTTTCCGTATATGGTCGAGTGCCGGAGACGAATCGTTAAAGTCCTTAAATTTGTGGTTTAATGGCGGCGGAGTAGAATTCGAATTATTAAAAGAGGATGGAAAAGAAATGAAAAAGTTTACAAAGAAAGATATTGAGACTGGTATGTTTGGTATCACGAGTCGTAACGAAAAGTTCGTTATTGTTAACGATTTGATTGTTTATGAAAAAGGCGTATACGACGTTGTAACGTTATTATCCGACGATATGAAATTTAAGTCTGGTAAAACGATAGATAAATTATTCACGGGTGTAAATAGCTTCAATATGCTCCATAATGTTACCTACAATCCGATTAGTTATTTAGAATACGGATTCAAATGTGTCTACGACCGTTCTCGCGACACAGTAAAAGAAATGACCATTGCTGAGATCGAGAAGGAACTTGGATATTCTATAAAGGTCGTGAAGTGATATGTATAACTGGAAAATCGAACTCATTCTCCATTCAGGAAAAGAATTAACCGTGTATTATAGCGGATGCGAAAATAATTCTAGTGCCGTTGCGAATAAACTGCTATCCGGTAATATCAACACAATGAATTCTTTTTCTAATCTCGATAAGACTAAAGAGATATTCGTAAAAATAGGCGAAATAGCGGCCGCAAGTATTTCAGTAGCGTAGAAAGGATGGATAAAACAATGAACAAAACATACAGAATTTATATTGAACTGAACACTTCTAGCGATGTAGACGAATTCACAACTATATGCCAGGGTATCCCTGAAGATGTGATAGTTAAAGGTAAGGACGAATTCGGTTCTGATTGGTCTTTGAGTGCTAAGAGTCTGTTCTGCTCACTGATCATGAAACAAAAGCTACAAAAGAATAGGCCACACACAGCTCATGAAGTAGATTGGAATACTATCTACGTAGAATGCGAGAAAGATATTTACTCGCTTATCTCTAAGTTTGCTAAGTGAGGTGTGAAGATATGTTAGAAAACGAATATCGATTTAAAAAACAGTATGTTATCGAACGAAGTCGATTTGTAGAGATATTTGATCAGTTCTTTCCGTCATTCGACGACTTCGATGATAACTATTTGAATATCAAATCAGAAACGTTTATTTCTTTTCGCGACCTCAACCTAGATACGATATTCATCATCAACTTAAGAACCCTTCAGGTAATTAGTTGGTATAAATACACACACGTTGGAAGATGTCTCGAAACTATAGGAATAGAAGACGAGAATGATATTATTGACTTTTTCACAGAATTTGTCGAAGACGTAAAAGAAACAAGCACACGATATGTCGATTTATCGTGAATATATTTTTAAAAGGAGAGACAAAAATGTTATTTTGGTTGACTTTAGTGATTTTTATTATAGGTATTATACTTTTGATTATTGACGAAAAACACTGTTACCGTACCGATTTTGTATGGAACAGCGGCTTAACGTCTGTAATTTTAAGTAGTATAGGTTTATTCATAATGGTAATTATCCTTCTGTGCTCATACTGTGGCATAAATGGTTTTATTGCCGAAAACACTAAAAAATACGAATCTCTGACGTATCAGTACGAGAATAACCTGTACGAAAATGACAACGATCTCGGTAAAAAAGAGCTGATGGATGAGATCAGAGAATGGAATGAAGATCTGGCGTATAACAAAGCTACTCAGAAAGACTTCTGGATCGGCATCTTTATTCCGAACGTGTATGACCAGTTTGAATTTATCGAGCTGGCGCCTGTTAATAGGGGTGAATGATATGCGAGCATTAACGGGCAGAGATAAATTGATAGAGTTGATAGGCAAGACTTTTGCCGAAGAATACGCAAAACGAGGTCTTATAACCGCCGAATATACAGCCGACTCCCTACTTGCCAACGGTGTTAAAGTAGAGCCGATTGAATGTTGTGTACAAGATTATTTTATTCCGAGTCCGTGTAAAAATTGTTCCAATCATCCGTCCAACGGAGGTAGTGGACTTTGTAATTGTGTTATGGGGAGTCTCGGAAATGTTAAATACTAAAGAACAGGCGTTAAAGGAGCGTGAGGATGTATGACAAATAGACTAATAGATATTCTAAAAAACAAGCCCTACGGTTATTCAAGCTATGAAGATTTTGCTGATTATCTACTAGAAAACGATGTAGTTGATGTAATCCGATGCAAAGACTGCGGATATTTTCATGAAGATCCCGGTAAAAAGAAATTTCCATATTGTAACCGCCCTTTCGAGCAGATGGTAGTAAGACTTCCGGACGACTTCTGTAGTAAGGCTGTAAGGAAGAACGACTAATATCGGGAGAGTAAATGATGAAACTATTCGAAGACTTAAAGAAATGCAAATATATGAGAAAAGAATATAGAATCAAACCGGCTATCGAGTTCAGAATAGATAAAGAGAATTATTATTTTTCTTTTCTTCCGACAATATTATATATGCCGTGGGTATACAGATACCCCAATAGCGCAGGCGTTATTGATATTTGGTTTTTGCATTTTCATATCTTAATCGGTAAATGGGAACATCTTTCTTGCGATTGCTGCAAACATCGTCACGAGTGCGTTGATTCAAAAAGAAGAAAGTCATACTTTGACGATGTTGTGAAGGAAACGAAAAAGTGTTCCGATTTCGAGACGTATTAAAGGAGAATATTATGAACAACTGCATAACGTGTAAGTACGCGGTGTTCGATGAAATCTGGGGTGAATACAAATGTACGTATTTTCAACATACAGTTCACAACCCTAATGATATCGGAGACTGCTTGGCTTATAAGAAAAAGAAGGAGAAAGAAAACAATGGGATGGATTATTAGTATAGCATTACTCATCGCTTACTTCTTCGTACCGGAGTCAACAACGCTTTTGATCGCTAGTGGATTATTTGGCATTGCTGGGGCTATAGCTGAGCTGGCTGCTAAAGTGCGAAAGAACTGACGCGAAGATTACATACTCCTTTATGGAAACTTAGTATTAAAAGGAGATGTATTAAATGGATAAAAAGACTATATATTATTTGAAGCAGAAATTAGTAGGTTTGGTACTTATAGCAATATCTGTGGGAATCGGATTTATAGCAGATTACAATTTCACAGTAGCATTGCTAGTAGCACCTATCGGACTATTTCTTATGTTCACAAAAGCAAAAGTTTTATTATGCGATGAATACGATTTCGAAGAAGATCAATACGAAGATGAAGAGGATGAGGAGTTCTATTAATGAGCTCCTTTTCTTTTTATATTTTGAAGGGAGAGAAAAGTATTATGCCAAATTGGTGCAGCACGCAAATTATATTTCACGGCCGCAAGGACGAAATCAAGGGTCTACATAAAAAGATAAACGAGTGGACTCGCGAAAGTTCTTGCGAAACGGACTTCGGTAGGTATTGGCTCGGTAATATTCTTCGCGGGGCAGGACTTGGCGATAGAATCGATGTTGAGGATGGTTTGAGATGTCGAGGTGCTATCGAGTATGTTGGCGACGTAACCGTATTCTCGGATACTGATGCCACGTTCGACATAGTTACAGAAACCGCATGGGGTCCGATGATGAAAATGTGGATGGAAGTAATAGAAGCATGTTACTACAAATCCGTAGGTTTCTCGTATATGGCTGAAGAACCAGGTTGCGAATTATATGAGGTTTATGATCCATACGGCGATTTCGACGACGCTTACTATGTAGATATGTATTTAGCAGGCGACGACGAATTAGATGATAATCTCAGAAAACTTGAATCTGAGAGATATTTCACATCAGAAGAACAGCTAATGAATGTTCTTAAAGAGTTGCTCGGAAAGCTTGATGACGAAGATGAAACAATCGAGTCGCTTATTAATCAAGTCGAGAACTATCCATTTGAAGACGAAGATTCTTACGTTCGGGTTTATGCGTACAATTATATCGGATTCGACGAAATTTGCGATTGATTTATATTTTGAAAAGGAGAAAAAGGATGGAAATTAAAAACGCTAAAATAACCTCTACTATGTTAGGTAGAGAAGATCATGGAATAATGACGTTCATGATATTTATCGAAGATGACGTGGGCAGCGTCGGCGTAGGCGGATATGCATTGGACCAGTACGACAGAGATTCGAAAACCAGAGTATTCTCAGCTAAAGGAATCGAAGTAGTTTCTAAGATTTTGGAGGTTGTTGGTGTTAATACTTGGGAACAATTGCCCGGCAAGTATATTAGATACAAATTTGAAGGCTGGGGTTCTACGGTTAAAGAAATCGGAAATCTGATAGAAAACAAGTGGCTCAGTTTTCCGGAGTTTTTTAATGATTAAACTGAATATTTAAAGGAGAAAAATTATGCTAAATAAATTCTTGAAGATTTTAGAAAAAGGTTATGCAATTGGATTTAATGAAGGACCTGTAGGTGCTGGTGTGGAGATCTCGGTTCTTAAGGACGGGGTTGAAGCAGCGCAGACGATCAACTTGGATCATGCCGAGGATTTCGGTTTACCTAAGGAGATTGTTATTATGACGACCATAGAAAAACTTATGGCTGACATTAGTAACAACCAGCAGCCTGAATCAATCTAAAATCGACTATTATAAAGAGCTCTGAAACATGGGCTCTTTTTTTTTATACAACATAGAGGAGTGATACAGTGAAAACACCAAAACTTCAGTTGATAGACATCATACTTATATATTTAATAGTTGTATCGATTGTGTTTAGTTTCATGTATGCGAACTTGGACGATACAGAAGAGATTGATATTCCAACAGAGCAGCCAACTATAGAAGTTATAGAACCCATCGAGGAAGTCGTAGAATCACCTGAGATCGTAGAACCTACCGAGACTATTGAAGAGTCTATTGTTGAAAAACCGGTTATGTATTTCGATGTACCACTCGATAGAGATTTGCAGGATTATATATTCGAGTTGTGTGGTCAGTATGAGATCGATCCCGCTTTAGTTATGGGTGTGATTTACAGAGAGTCTAGTTTCCGTACGTACGTTATGGGTGACAACGGTAGATCATACGGACTCATGCAGATACAACTTAGATACCAACATGAAAGAATGGCTGAGCTGAATTGTACCGATTTGCTAGATCCGTATCAGAACGTTCTGGTCGGAATAGATATTTTGGATGAGCTGTTCGAGAGAGGAAAGTCTGTCGAATGGGTGCTCATGTCTTATAACGGTGGGTGTACGTACGCTAATAAAAAAGAGGCAGCCGGTGTTGTGAGCGGTTATGCTAAGCGAGTTTTAGAAGCAAGTAAGAGTTTTAACATGGTGGCTGGATGAAAATTTCTGGCCACTTTTGTTTTGTAAAAATGGGCTGTGGCCACTTTTGTTTTTGTCCTGGCCACTTTTGATTACGGTTTTTAGTGTTTCTGGTCAAAAAAAGTGGGTTTTTGGTCACTTTTATTTCAAAAGTGGGCAGCCGGAATCCATTGCGGCACAAGGGTTTGCGGGTTCTCTGGCCACTTTCCCACTTTTATTTCTTATTAAATGTGATAAAAAAATTAATAAATATATAAAAGTATGCGAGAAAAAGCGGGTTTTTGACCAGAGCTAGAAAAACGACGCAACGTCTTTTATTTTTGATCCCGTCAATTTTCAAATTCGCGAAAAAAACAAGCCCTTTTATGAGAGAAAGACTACATATTACTTTATTTTTATACTTTCTCTCTTAACTTTTTAAAAAACAAGAAAGGAGAGCTCATTAATGGCTAAACTCGAAAGCGCATTTCAGAAAGAATTGATTGATGAAATCAAAAAGATATTCCCGGGTTGCGTAGTTATTAAAAATGACTCGAGCTATATTCAAGGTTTTCCAGACTGGACCATTTTCTACAAAAACAAATGGGCTGTCCTGGAAGCTAAGCGTAGCGCTAAAGCAGCTAAGCAACCGAACCAAGATTATTATGTAGAAAATCTAAACAACATGTCGTTCTCTAGATTTATATTTCCAGAGAACAAAGACCAAGTAATTAGCGAACTTAAACAATTATTTAAATAAGCATAAATGAAGGAGAGACACTTATGCGATTTAATACGCACACAAATTTAGAAGGCTTGCATGCGCCATTCAGTCCTAGCCAATCTAGTTGGTTGAGATATGACGATGAAAAATTAAAAAGGGTGTATTTAAACAAACAAGCCGCCATGATGGGAACAAGATTACATGCCTGGGCGAAAGAAACGATCGATCTTAGAATGAAACAACCTCGATCCAACAAAACCATTTACGCATATATAAACGATGCTATCGGTTTTAAGATGGACACGGAGGTTGTTTTATTTTATTCCCAATACTTTTTTGGCACAGCGGATTCTATTTCGTTTAAAAATAATTTCCTTAGAATCCACGATTTAAAAACAGGTAAAGAACCGGCAAGTATGGAGCAGCTCGAAGTATATGCTGCTCTTTTTTGTTTGGAATACAAAATTAGACCGGGCGATATAGAAATGGAATTGCGGATTTATCAGAATGACGAAATTCTGTATCACAATCCCACAGCAGAAGATATTCTGCCGATCATGGATAAGATAGTACATCTTAACAAAATATTAGAAAAATTAGATGAGGAGGCCTAATCATTATGAACCCTGTAGCGGAAGATATTTTAATGCATTATGGAGTAGCGAGACGTTCCGGGCGTTATCCCTGGGGTTCTGGTGAAGATCCATATCAACACGGTATAGATTTCTATGGCCGTTATCAAGAACTTAAGAAAAAAGGTTTGAAAGAAAGCGAAATAGCAAAAGAGATGAATTTGCTAGACAGTAAGGGAAATCCCTCTACTGGTAAACTTAGAAGAGAGCTCACCATAGCAAAGGATCAAAGAAGAATCCTCGAAGTGGCTCGTGCGAAATCATTAGCAAAAGACGGTCTTGGACCAACAGAGATCGGTAAGATAATGGGTAAGTCTGAATCGACCGTTAGATCATTACTTGATCCCCAAAGAGAAGCTAGAATGTTAGCAGTAAAAGATACTGTTGATTTTCTGAAAAAACAAGTTGATGAAAAGGGTATGATTGACGTTGGTACTGGTGTTGATAGAGAGCTTAATATTTCAAAAGAGAGATTGGATACAGCTCTTTATTATTTGGAAACTAGAGAAGGATATCCTGTTTACAGCGGCGGTATTCCTCAGGTAACTAACCCAGGACAACAGACAAACCAAAAAGTATTATGTGTTCCCGGAACACCACATAAAGATATTTACCAATATGACAAAGTTAAAACCATCAATGAATATGTATCACACGATGGTGGTGAAACGTTTGACACATTTGTATATCCGAAAAGCATGGATTCAAAGCGTCTTAAGATTCGCTATGCTGAAGAAGGTGGCGTAGATAAAGATGGTATCGTAGAACTTAGAAGAGGTGTTGATGATTTATCGTTAGGTAATTCACACTATTCCCAGGTTCGTATATTGGTCGATAATAATAAATACATAAAAGGTATGGCTGTATATTCAGACAATATGCCGGATGGTGTTGACGTTGTGTTCAATACTAATAAATCAAAAAGTGTTCCTAAAATGGATGTTCTTAAAGATATTAAAGATGACCCAGACAACCCATTTGGTTCGTTAATCAAAGCTGGGGGTCAAAGTTATTATATTGATAAGAATGGTAAGAAACAATTGTCTCTAATTAATAAAAGAGCAGACGAAGGTGACTGGACAGATTGGAAAGACACATTACCTTCTCAGTTCCTCGGTAAACAGTCACTTAGCATGATTAAGAAACAGCTTAATTTGGCTAAAGTTGACAAGTTGGACGAATACAATGAGATATGCTCTCTTACTAACCCGACAATTAAGAAGCACCTTTTGCAAAAGTTTGCGGATGAGTGCGACTCAGCGGCTGTTCATTTGAAAGCAGCAGCTTTGCCTGGACAGAAGTATCATGTAATCATTCCTGTTAATACATTAAACGATAACGAAATATATGCACCACAGTATAAGAATGGTACTAAATTAGCTTTGGTTCGTTATCCACACGCCGGTACATTCGAAATTCCTATACTTACTGTTAATAATAAACACGGTAATGCACAGAAACTTATAGGATTAGACACCATCGATGCCGTTGGTATTAATAAGAAGATTGCGGATAGATTGTCTGGTGCCGACTTCGACGGTGACACAGTAATGTGTATCCCCACTCACGACAAAGCAGGCAAAGTAAGGGTAACTCGTACAGATCAACTTAAAGATCTTGAGGGTTTCGATCCTAAACTGGCATATGGACCAGAAACATATAAGGGCAGAAACGTTAAGATCATGAAGAATACTAATACCGAAATGGGGATCATATCGAACCTTATAACTGATATGACATTACAAAGAGCTAGTAGAGATGAGTTGGCCCGTGCGGTGAGACACAGTATGGTAGTTATCGATGCCGAGAAACATAAGTTGGACTATAAGAAGAGCGAAATCGATAATGACATAGCATCCCTTAAGAAAAAGTATCAGATTCGTATAGATGAAAATGGAAACGAGAAGTATGGCGGTGCTTCCACACTCTTATCCCGTGCCAAAGGTGAAGTCTTAGTTGACAAAAGACAGGGCTCCCCTAAGGTTAACCTTAAAGGTAAGAGTTGGTATGACCCGAGCAAACCAGAGGGCTCCTATCTATACAAGACTGCTGATGATGTAGAATACACCGTCAAGAAAACAAATAAAAAGACAGGTGAGGACACCTATGTCACCAAGCGTCGTAAGCAATCTAGTACCCGTATGGCAGAGACCGATGACGCCTATACCTTAATCTCCAGTGCAAGGAACCCTAAAGAGGTAGCTTATGCCGATCATGCTAATAGTATGAAAGCTTTAGCAAACCAGGCCCGTAAAGAGATGATGTATACCGGTAAAATAGCATACTCCTCTTCTTCTAAATCTACATATCAAAAAGAAGTGGATTCTCTTATGTCAAAACTCAATACCGCACTTCTTAATACAACAAGAGAACGTGCGGCTCAGAGAAAGGCTAATGCCGAGGTAGCAGATAAAAAACTTGCTAATCCAGATATGAAAAAAGAGGATCTTAAGAAGACTAGACAACAGAGCTTAACAAAATATAGAAATAAAGTTGGCTCTATTACTAGAAAGAATAGGAATATAGACATAACAGACAGAGAATGGGAAGCTATTCAAGCTGGTGCTATTAGTGAAACACAGCTTAAAAAGATTCTAAATAATACCGATACAGCTAAACTTAGAGAAAGAGCAACACCTCGTTCTACTACATCGCTAAGCACAGCTAAGATTAATAGAATTAAAACAATGAGTAATTCTAATTACAGCATGTCTGAGATTGCTGATGCTTTAGGTCTTTCAACATCAACAGTTTCTAAGTATTTGAAAGGAGCGAATTAACAATGTCAATCGAATTTAGATTAACAACAATCGACAATCCTTTTGATCCATTTGAACAATTCACTTCTTGGTACATGTTCGATGTTGAGAAAGGTTATAACACTTGTTCTTATTTAGCAAGAATTGCCGAAATTACTGATGATATGTCAGAAGATGAAGTAAATCTTGAAACAGAACGTGCAATTGATGAAATTATTAAGTATGACTTGCTTAATATCTACAAAAAAGTAGAAAGAAACAGCGAAGATACATAATACATAGCACTAAAAGGTAAGAAAAACATAGGGGAGGGGGTCTAAAAAATGACACCCCCTCCTGAAT